AGTTATCTATAGTCAGCCATTTTCAATATTTTATTAAAGTACCCCCTTGACATATGACGATACATACATTATAATAGTAGAACAGTACCTTACAAGGATTCGTCTTACTCTAACAATACCAATCGAAACATGTTTAACAGTCAGTGAGAATAGCACAATTATAAGATCTCAAAGAACATAAAGAACCCTTTCAAATATCATAATGGAGGTGAGTAAATTGCAGGAAATTAAAGTTGAGAAAGGCCCGCCAAACCTTGACCGCGATGAGTGTGGTGACACTCCGGTAGTGTGGTCGCTAGATGGCGTGAACTGGGAGATATTTAAGATGGCTCTGTTTAGATCGATCCGGGAAGAGTCGTGGGTCAAAGAGATTAAGTATCATGCTGTAATTTGTATTTCAAAACCATATTGTTGACGCTAACAAAATGGTGTACACGAGCCACCTAACAAAGAATATATGATTAATAATATGTCGCACTCTAACAATAAAGATTGCCAAGATAGCTACAGCCAGCGGTTTCGTAAATATTTCTCTGTCCTTATAGTATGTATATGCTATGTATCATGGGCAGTTTTTATTGCACTTGGGCGAGGGCTTTTTTAAAAGGAGATAATTAAATGACAGTAAAAGTTAAGCGTGGTCAAAAGATATGTTCACATTGTAATACAGCCAATGGTGTGCGTAGTTATGAATGTAAGAGTTGTGGGCAAGAATTTACAATGAAGAAAAAACCAAAGGGCATCCGTAAAAAACAAGTAGAAAATTTTAAGACTCTACAAAAAGGCGATTGGATCAAAGTTGTGGGCGGCTCTGGGCCATACTATGAAGATAGTGAAGGTGAGCGAGCATATTTCGTTAACAGAGGAAAATACAAAGTTGAGTATACTGACAATCAAGGTATACATGCTCATGGAGATTCTGGATATAATTATCTTTACATGGGTAAAAGTTGCCCCTCTCCTCTTTTAGACAGTATCATAAGATCACCATGTAAAATTTTGCTGTTAAAAAATATGACTGATCCGGCCCCGAAACGACGAAAATCTAGTCGCACCTAATCCATACCGATTGTCTTAGCCCTATCCATCCGAATAGTCTTAGCCCTATCCATCCCAGTCGCAAGCATGAGCATAGTCAGGCAAATATGAGTTATATATCTACTAATACATGTACCATACACACTATACAAAAAGAGGCTTTTACACACTAAATAGAGCTAAATGATGCGTTTTTACTGTGTTTTTAGCATAATTATAATTTACTTGTTGTTTGTTGAGGTGGTGTATTAACATATTATGAACAACAAACCAGTTAAACATATTCATCATACTTCTGTTATTAGTATATATAGTATTGTTATTAGTATATTACCTGTATTTATTGATTATTTTGATCTTATGGACTTGTAAGTATATAGCTTGGTAACTCCCCTGTTTTGTGTATACTCTCTTAGAAATTCCTAAAAACATAAACGTAATTTTCTTTGAGTGTAACATAAAAAGAAGAAAACTTAATCTTTAGGGGGGAAAAATGTCGATTACTCCACAGCAAAATCAAGAATTAAAAGAGGAAATGCAACCAGTAATTGATGATCTGAAGAAAAAGGGAGTAAAATTTAACAGCACAGAATCAGAAGTCACCGGATTGGGTGACATTGTGGAATCAACTTTGCAGTCTTTTGGTGTCACAGAAGAGCGATTTAAATCGTGGTTTAACTTAAAAGAGTGCAACTGTAAAGAGCGTAAAAAGTGGCTCAACAATTTATTTTCGTGGAAAAAGTCCAACTAACTTATAAGGAGACTAAATATGTCTAATGAAGAAAAAAGAAACCCCGCTGGTAAGAACGTAGACAAGATTTGGAGCGTCGAATCCGCATCAGCAACATCCAGTTCAAGATTTGGTCACTGGGACGCTAAAAAAACAAAACCCAAACCTGAACCAGTAGCAGAAGAACCTGCACCAGAACCAGCACCAAAACCTGCTCCTGTTCAAAAGGGCGAAGGTTGGGTGTCTGGAACTACACTTAATAATATGGCAGATCATCTTAGAAGAGCAAAAAGATTGAAAATCACCATTGAGCAAGCTAAAGAATTGGTCTTAAATGATGAAGAAACCAAGGTTATTTATCAAAATCACCAAAAACAAGGAAAATTCTAAAGATGACCCCTTGACTTCGACGATAAGTATGATATAATAAATAGCGTGGCAAGCAATTGTCACGCTTTTTTTAACGACTTAGCAAAGGACAGTATTATGGGATTGGATATTTTTTCTGGTCGTGGTGTTATCTTCACCTTAGACGAATTTCTGCGTGTTATCAACGGCAAGAGCAAGGCAAGTGTTGTTGCTGCTTGTCTAACTTTCCACCAAAACCTTGTAGTAGACGCAAACCAGAATCTTGAGGACGAGTGGAAACAAGAGATTGCATCAACTTTCAAGCCTCTTGGCGATCTAAAAAGGTCCATGAAATTGGACGAGATCAGAGAAGTCATCGAATCCACGGTAGAGGTTGGTGGCGAGGTCTCCAAGTACGGCGAGTGTTGGGTCAAGAAAGATAGCTTGGTGCAAGATTTATTTGTCAGTATTCTTGATGCTTGCCCACATGCAAATGATCTGCCACACATCCAAGAAGTTACCGCTTGGGGTTCAGGTCGCAACAATGGTTGGGATGTACCAAAAGGTGTTGCTTGTGTAGTTTTTGACTCAGATAGTTGTTACGAGCGTAAATTGTCCGATCAAGGCAAGGCGGTCAAAAAACTGTTTGGGAATTGTGATGAACTTGAATGGACAGAAATGAGTTGTTAATATTTAAAGGATAAGAGTTATGCAACGTGATCTTTTCGACGACAAGCGTTATTATTATGATTTTCAGTCTGATATTGCTGGCCTTGGCTCGCTGCGTGATACGCTGAAGGTAGCAGACACATTCAACCACAACGGTGTAACGTGGGAGATAATTGAACGAGAAGATATTAACCAGTGTTTTGTTATACAAAGGGTTAATCGTACAAACGATCAAGAATTTTGAAAAAACATTCAAGAGGAGGATTGACATTGACGATACTTATGGTATAATTAAACTCGTACCACCGGAGACACAAATGTTTGGAAAAAAGAAAATGACCATCAAAGACCGCCAAGAAATCGTTATCAACCAGTTATTTCAAGCCTGTTATGACGAATGGTGTGATGACCTGAGCGATGATCTAATCGAGATCATTGTCGAGATTGTAAGCCACAAACAGCAGAAAACAATGGAGGACATTTTCGGGGAGAGATTTTTAAAACTGGCACATCTTTTTATTGATGCGAGGAAATTACTTATTGAAATTGAGGAATTAGATAATACTGTGAATCAATAACGGAGGAAGATATAATGATTACTGATCAATACCGAGTCTACCAATGCAGCAATGGTCGATATTCAGTTGTTAGTCGGCACGAGAACAAACAAGAGGCGATTGATGCGTGCAGCCACTTAAATGAAGCTGAACGTAAAGAGAATGGTGGTAAACTCGATGGGGGCCATTACTACCAAACAGACGTAGATGACCTTGATTAAAAGACAATTGAAGATTGTTTAAGTTTACCCATTGACATTCCGATATTGTACTGTATAATAGGCTGCACAACCAACCACTTTTTTGGAGATTACGATGAAGTTAGAAACCCCACCACAAGACGTAGTGATCGCAGACAATTTTGAGCAGCGTGACGTAGTTATTGGAGATGTCGCGTTCATTCTGGATTTGCTGAGTGATAAAATCTATTCTGATAAAGAATTAGCGGTCATCCGAGAATTGTCCTGTAATGCTCACGATAGTCACGTTGTCGCTGGTACTCAGGACGTACCGTTTGACATTCATCTACCTACCCAGCTTGAACCTTGGTTCTGTGTCAGGGATTACGGTACAGGTCTAGCAGACAATGAGATTGCTGATATTTACAGTGCTATTGGGGTCAGCACCAAGCGAGATACCAATGAATTGATCGGTGCATTTGGTGTGGGATCATTGTCTCCATACGCTTTGTGCGATGCGTTCACCGTTCGTAGTTTCAAAAATGGAGTAGTCAGAACATATCAATGTATGCGTGACGAGAAGCGAGTGCCAAAGGTTTTACCTCTAGGGTCAGCACCAACTGACGAGCCTAATGGTCTTGAGGTCAAGTTGACTGTCAACGGTAAGGTTAACGAGTTCGAGACTGCCGCTGAAAAAGTATTCTTATTTTGGGATGGAACAATTCCAAAGATCAACAACCAGCATGTAATTCGTAAGTGTCAAGAGATGCGTGACAAGTACTTTTTCAAGGGTGATAACTTCGGCCTGACTCCATCTTGGGGTAGCATGTATGCTCTCATGGGTAACATCGCCTACAAGATTCCAGATTCGTTAGATGAGTTCGACGTTGACGGTTACTTAAAATTTGACCTTGGAGAGTTAGAGTTTGATACTGCTCGTGAGAATCTGTCGATGACCGACAAGACCAAAGCAGCACTCAAGGCTAAGTTTGCGTCAGTAAAAGATAGTCTCAGCGAGATTGCTATTGACCAGATCGAGGCAGAGGATACTCCGTTCAAGAAGGCAGCACTAGCAGAAACTCTTGGCCAGCATCGCCTTGGTCATTTCGTGGGTCGCAACAACCTAGATTGCTATGCACTGCCCGAACCAGCAGAATCGGTGACGTACTGGCAGTCCAACTATCGCGGCAGCGAGAAGTATCATACGAAAAACATCAGTGCAAATGTTAATGCTGAGTATTATCTGCACAAAGATCGTATGCAGACTCGTATTAAGTCATACCTAAAAGATATGCCAAGTGGTCATACCTTATATATCTTCAAGGACTTGGCACAAGCGTTGGAGTGTAACATTCCAGTAGAAATGCTAAAGGACTTGGATAATCTACCAAAAGTTCATCGTGTATCTTCTGGAACAACAAGTAAGTGTAAAACTTTACGGTTCAACTCCAATCGCGTGGGTTGGGGATACAGCGATCTCGGATACTGGCTTGAAACAGAGATCGAGATTGATGGTTCTGAGATTGTGTACGTTGAGATTAATCGCAACAAGCCTGTTGGTGGTAGTGGTGGGCTTACTGGTAATAATTATCAGATCAGTTCTACACTCAAGATTTCCAAGGAGCATATCGGTGAGATCAATTTGATTGGACTCAAGACTGCTTTCCTCAAGACCGCAGCATTTCGTAAGGGTGACTTTATCCATCTGGATGATTACCTTACGAGAGAGTACGCAAAGAAAGCACCAAAAACTTTTTTCGAGTTCAATAGTAGTGATCTGGATAGGTTCAAGTCGATCAACGAATACGTTGACCATGATGATGATGAAGTTCGTGAGATCGTTGAGCTTGCAAAAACCTGCGAGAACACTGAGGTTGCAGACATCTGTAAGAGTCTTGGCGTTGCTGTTGAGATGACCAAGTGTGACACGCTGCAAGAAATGATGGACGAATGGAATGATCGTCATAAAATGTTGACAATTCTTTCTAAATCTGAGATCATGTCAAACAAGGCGATTGTTGCAGAATATATTTCTGGGACTTTGAAATCCTCAACATCCCGCCCTATGTGTACAGTATAATAAGAGTGTGCGGGTGAGGCGGCGTTCAGGGTGTCGTCCAAACCATAACCCGATGAAGTTGGATTCCCACCCCTCTTTTCTTTCAACCACAGGAGATTACCATGAGAACAAAAGCCAAAAAAAACACACAAAAACATAATGTTAAGCCAAAAGAACCACATAAGCCCACTATCCCTAATGATATTTTAAAGGTTTTCCTTGATCGTAATGTCACTAGGGAAGATGTAAAAAATATTACACAAGTAAAAGATGAATTCCTCTGGGAAAAGAATGGTGTAGAAAGATACCGAGTCAATATCTGGATGGAGAAAAGAATTGACGGTGCGTTTTGTAATAGGATCTATATTGGCTACACTTGGTTTCTACACTACAATCGTAAAGAGCAAACCATTGCCGACAAAACCCTTGGACGAGTTGAAAGTGAGGAAATTTCTAAAAATCTAAAGTAACCCCTTGACAATGACGATAAATAAACTATAATAGAATAGTCGAACCAATTACTTTACTTTAGCGAGGAAAATTATGCTTATTCACACTAAATCTAACGACAATCACTGGACTGTAGTTTTTAATGGTCAGCCTCATATGTTTGACCATACCCACCCGCAGTACACTGGTCTTGTAGAGTGCGTACATGTTGGTGACTCTGACGAGTTTGTTCGTCTAATCAATACTGGTAGCGAGATCGAGAACTGGTCAGAGGGTAGCTTTGAGTTTCGTGATGGGTTCTTGCACTTTGAGGGCGAGCAGGTTGCCAATCAACCTACCAGTCGGGTCATTGAGATGATCCAGCAAGGTTTTCCTCATCAGCCCATGCTTAACTATTTGACAAATCTTTATGATAACGTGAGCGAACGTGCGGTTCAGGAATCCTACAATTGGTCAAGCCACAAGGGTCTGCCGATTACTGATGATGGTATGATGGTTGGCTACAAAGGTGTTCGATCTTATCGTGGCGATACTATTGATGTCAAGAATGGTGAACTTAACGAAGGAGACCTAGTTGACATTTATACTGGCAAAACATTCCGTAATAATGTCGGTGACAAGTGCGGTATGAAACGACGACAAGTTTGTGATGACCATAGACAATCTTGTGCTGGTGGTCTGCATGTCGGTACTTACGAGTACGCTTGCGATTGGGCAGGAAACGCTGGCGTTGTTGTCTTGGTAAAGTTTAACCCAAAAGATATTGTCAGTGTCCCATCTGACTGTAGCTGTCAGAAGATGCGAGTGTCGGAGTACGAAGTCATCGCTATCGCCCGTGAACAACTTGAAGAAGCGGTTTATGAGAATTACGATGACGATGATGAATTAGAGTTTTACGAATCAGAGGTAGGCTTCTAATCGTGGTTGGTTAGACAAAGAGGTTTTTGGTTAAAACTACGGTTTATTTCCCAGAACCTCTTTAGGGGTATGATTCGCTCTGCCCCTTTTTTTCTTTCTAGGAGACTTTGTTGTGCAAGACAAGAACAAATGTCTGATATTGAATGGGGATTGCGTTATGAAGAGTGAGCGAACACAGATTCAACAGAAGTTGATGGAAAACGCATTTGATACAACCTACTACGAATTGCAGGCGTTCAGAAAATCAAAAGAAGACTACTCCCCTTACAGCTATTTATTAGAAGATGGTGAAGACCTTGTATTTTTTGATGAGAAGACTTTAGAAGAGTAGGACTGGGAATAGTGTATAATGGAGTGGGAACGTGGATATTGTTAGGAGTCGCGTATCTTGCTCTTGGGAGCTATTTCCATGTTTAAGCCTTGTAAAGCCTTTTTGTTTTTGTTAATGTCTTTTGCTGCCGGATTGATTTCTGTCTATGACAACGTACTGAGCGTAGTTTTCATGGAAACCTTGCCAGTAAATGAACAAAATCCTATGGCATCTAAAATCATAGACCATATTGGTGTTGTGGGTTTGGTTTATATCAAAGCGGTCACAACTATTCTGGCTGTTTTGCTGATGTGTGTTTTAAGTTTCACAAAGTATAGGGTTGTGATAATACCAGTATTCATCTTTCAGTCCTTACTCTTTTATTATCTAACCTTTTACACACCTTCAGGAAGTTTTTGTGGAGAGACCGATTATTTTGCACCACCTCTGGAATTGTTTTGGAGATTTTACACAGAAAATTAAATACAAGTTATTGAGGGGAAGCAGAGGTGACTGTCTTTGCCGAAGAAGGCAAATCAAGTCTACCACCTTTGCCATTGGAAGAAATAGTTGAAGCACCTTTACCAGATCAGGAAGATGCGGTAAATGTCGAAAAACTTTATGAAGAGTTTGTTGAGTAAGTGAACCTGTTTTAATCAAGGAGGAACGTAAAAGAACTACTAGTCGAGGAATCTTTAGAGACACAAGTCGTGAATCTAAATCTTATGGTTTAAAAATTTTTGGGAGAAATAAATGAAAGTAATTTTGATGGTGGTCGCCATCTTAGCTGGATGTGTTGTGAGTAACGATGTTCAAGCACAGGACTGTTCATGTTCAAAGCCTAGCAAGGTTGTTGAATTTAGATGCCTTTCGCCCTGTGATGTATTCAGGGGTGTTGAATGTTATATAAAAGATGCAACGTGTAGAACTGCTCATGGTGCAGGTATGATTTTGTCAGCACCGTTTAAAGCAAAGATGTGTCTGCCTGAACCACAGGTATGGATCTATAAGCCTGCTGAGTGGCACTATAAGCCACCCGTTTTAAAAAGAGTACATCTATATGTACCTAAAATTAAAAAGGCTCCAGCGAGCGATCCTAAGCGTATGGTGCCTCCTCTGTACCGTTCACTAGAGAGTCATCAGTCTATTACGCTGTATTGACTAAAGTTCTAGCACTAAATTATCTTTAATAGGTCAGGGTCGAAAGATTCTGGCCTTTTTTTGGATTTTTCTAAAGTTACCCTTTGACATTTGCCGATACTATGCTATAATAATAGGGTGCAACACACTAATCACGCTTGAGAGAGACTGATTATGAATAATTTGGTTGCATAACCGAAGTTTGTAGACTATAATAGTTTATAACGTATAGATATCATTTTATCTGCATTTTCGGGGTTGTACCTCAATTGGTTAGAGGACTCCGCTCATAACGGATGATGTTCTCGGTTCGAATCCGAGCAACCCCATTTGATGTAGCTCGTAGAGCTTACGGGGGTGCAATTCCCTCCCAGTCTACTTATGGCTCTATGGTGTAAGGGATAACATAACTCTCTTCTAAAGAGTTGATTTCCGTTCGAATCGGAATAGAGCTACTTAAAATTATCAACTACTGACTGACATAAGGAAATAAAATCTTCTAAACTTAAATCAGAATATTAGTATAGACACTTTTGGGAATATAGTCCAACTGGCAGAGACAACGAGTTTAAGCCTCGTCAAGTGCGGGTTCGAATCCCGCCATTCCTACTTTGTGGTAATGGTAGCCCAGTGCCACAGTCTCGTAAGAATTTGTATAAAAAAGTTATTGGGTGAAGTTTTGCTTTCTTACCCATTATGAGACAATAGATTGCAGCGGAGTGTACGACCACTCCAAGGTATCGCAAAAGATTAAAAATCTATGCTCTGACCCACCACTGTCAACATAGTCCTGTGAAGAAACACAGAAATTATCCAGCATTGAAAATATACTAGCTCGTAAGATACCGTCTATTAACGCTACTTAATTACTTGGTGAAGGCTTTATTACTTCTTCACAGGTATAATGTGGGGTCGGTACGCAATAATCTAAAGAAATATTAAAGTTAACGCTTGACAAATGACGATTCGTAGACTATAATAGGTAGTCAATCACACTTAACCAAGGATTTCAATTGTATAACTTATGCTGTATCAGTAACGAACTCAAAGAGCAAGGCTACCAGTTCCAGACTATGACTTGGAAACGGTTTGATCAACTGCGTGATCAGCATGGAGCAGAGTACGCACTAGATCAGCTAGGCCAGCGTTGGCTCAACAACATAGAAGTTACCCGCCTGTGCATAGAACACTGCTCAGACAACGGTTGGGGCTATCGTGTGTCGTCCTCACTATTCCCTTGTCTTACTCATCCAGAGTTTGAGTATAGCGTACAGAATGTGCCTCAGTACGAGCAGATCGTGGAGGAATTTCGTAACACTGTGTACTACAACGAGACATGGCAGGTTCGTTTGTCCACACACCCTTCGCAGTTTGTAGTCCTTGCTAGTGAGAATCAAGATGCTATAGATAAGTCCATCGCAGAACTCAACCATCACGGCTGGGTTATGGACATGCTGGGTTGCGAGCGTAACTACTACAATGTAATGTGCCTGCACGTTAATAACTCTAAAGGCGATCCTGCCGATATTGCTGCTCGCTTCATGTCTAACTTAAAAAAGTGCGATCAGAGTGTTGTCAGTCGCCTTGCTGTAGAGACAGAAGATCGTGGATGCTGGAACGCAGAAAACCTGTGCGAACACTTTGACATTCCCGTAATCTTTGATAATCTACATAACCAGTGTAATCCTTCCAGTCTGTCAGAGCTAGATGCCGCATTGCTTTGCGAGTCAACTTGGAACGGCATCAAGCCTGTATTCCACTTGTCAGAGAGTCATCCTGACAAGCCCAATCCAAGATGCCACGCAGATATGCCAACCTTTGTTCCACTAATTAGCTCGCTTGTTGACGCAGATTATGATGTCGAATTAAAAAACAAGGATGCTGCTATTCGTGAAATGATCCGCCTTTCGCAAGATTGTCCTCTGCCCATAGAGGTTGGAGGATTGTTAACCAATGAATAAAAAATCTTTAACAGTATTGCTTATGGGCATTGTTGTTCTGTCTATAATACTTTATGATATATTTGCGTTGTATCAATGGGGAGATGATTATACAGTAAGTGCGGTACTGAATCACTGGTCATTTGAGACGCATCCTTTGCTTATGTATCTGGTTGGTTCCGTTAACGGATTTTTAGTATGCCACCTTCTAAACTGGAGAGCTAAATGACTAAATATTACTATCTCAAAAAAGACGAACTCATCCAAGAGGGCGATGAAGTGGACGCGAGTAATGACGGTTGGCGTGACGAGCCTCAGTGGAGAAAAACGAATCTCGCTGGAAGTACCGCACCTGACCCACTATATCCATCTCACCGAAGATATCGAAGGAATATTAAGTGAAAACTGAAAATAAAGTAGAATTGCTTGGATTTTACGGCGACGATGAAACTATTGCGTGTTCAGCTTGGACAAGCACTAGTAGAAATTTGACGGACGAAAAGAGAGCAAGAATCCCAGCTATGATCGAGACGCTTTGGGTCAACGGACACGAAACTCCATTCGAGAAGGCTATCGTTCACTTCCTAGTAAATGTAGATCAGGCTACGCACATCCATCTGCTAAAACACCGCATGAGCAGTTTTAACGGAGAGTCTGCTAGGTATAAAGAATTGAAGGAAGATAAGTACTACCTACCGCAAGATTGGAAAGGCATCCGAATTTCAGATAATGGAGAGGCTTTAAATACACCATCTGACGACTGGCATCAAAGGCTGGCAGAATATACAGAAGAAGGTAATAGATTATATCATGCTTGCTTGGCAGACCTTGAACCAGTATTGGGACGCAAGAGAGCAAAAGAGTCAGCGAGATTCTTCAAGACTTATAATAGTCAAATTCAGGCTGACATTATGTTCAATATGAGAAGTTTTGCTAACTTTGTCAAGCTAAGACGCTCTCCACACGCCCAGCTTGAGGTCAGAGAAATCGCAGATCAGATGCTTCAGTTAGTGCGAGATATTGAGGGCGAACCATTCAAGCACACCATTGAGGCTTGGGAGAATTCAGGAATAATTAGGAATTGATAAATGAGTAGTTTTAAATGTGAAAAATGCGGCACAATGTGTTACGATACTCTTAATGGTTACATTACAGGGTGCGAACATTACCCAGCGGACTTAAAATATATTGATGTTCCAAATAAATGTATTGAGTCAAGATTAGAAATTTGCCCCTTGTGCCACGATACAAAAACGGTTACGACTCCACTACAAACCATTAAAATGATTATTGATCCAAAATACAGAACTGAGTGTCATAAATGTAAAGTCTGGTGGCATACTTATAAAACAGTGATAAATGAGCAAGGCGTTTGATCGCTGGCTTAGAGGATTTCTTTCTGGAATGTTGATTGGTTCCAGTCTGACCTGCATTATAATATCACTAATAGGTGACAAATGACTGAACTTTGTGTAGTTCTTATTACATTCGCTACATTATTTCCTCTTTATATGATAATTAGATCACGATCAAATAAGCCGCCTAAAAACTGGTGGATGTATCATACTAAAGATTGTGGGACAAAATACCGTGGATGTTCACCCGATTGTCCTAAAGATATTTATGAACGAACTGGTGAATGGAGGAGTTGATAAATGACTGTTAGAATTACTAAAAGTTTAAGCGAATCAATTCAATGGTTCTGCGAAGATGAAATTGAGATTGGCGATCCTTTGTATGGCGACTGTAATGATGAACCTATGATGGCCCGAAGTTTCAAAAACAGGAAACCGTCAGATAAATTGTTGGGCGTCTCTACCGTATTTGTGGCAACGATTGATTTAACAAAATATCATCATCACGCTTATTTAAACGTAGTAAACACAGGAAATAAAATAATGATTTTGCAAGATGGTGAAATCTGTATTCGTAGAAAATATGATAAAATCCCCTGTGGACAACCAATGTACGTTTCCAAAAAGGGGAAAATAACTTGGAGAAAACAATGTGACCTTATAGGTCGGGCATCATCCAAACAAGACAAAGATGGGTTTTTGAAAGTTAGGATAAAGATAAATGACTGACAAGTCAGAAAAAAAACCAGACGGATATATTGACATTCCCCATTTAAATGCTAAAATACCATTCTGGAATGTGCCGCCAGTAAGTCTAATGGATGCCAACCCTATCTATATTTCAAAAGAAGATAGGGAAAAACTATTAAAGTTAAGGGTAGACATGTACAAGAATTATAATTATGCGAAAACGAAGGTTGATATAATCAAATGTTCTATTTGCGGAAATAGTTTTGCTGCTAGATTCCCAAAAACAGGAGACTCTGTAACCTGTAGTCATTGTGGGGCAGAAGGTCATGGAACATACGACGAGGGCGGTAATTATATGTTAGAATGGTATGAAAGCGATACTTGGAGTTGATAAATGAGCAATTTTAAATGTGAAAAATGCGGCACAATATGTTACGATACTCCTAATGGATATATTACGGGGTGTGAGCATTACCCAGCAGATTTAACATTTGTTTCTCTCACAAAAAGAGAGGAAGTTTTAAAAGAATTAACCCAGCAGTCCCAAGAACTTGGACTGTATGATATGACAGATAACCCAATGATAGATGAAGGAGTTGATAAATGAGTGACCCATTGGGAATAAAACTAGACGACTGGAACGCAGACCATTATGCTCACGCTATTAAATCTTGGGGTCTGAACGACACACAAATGAAAGTATTGAAGATTATGGTGTATGATATTTATATGGATGGTTGGGTTGATGGTGTTGCTCATAGAACAAATCTTACACCAGATAAATATAGAGAACGATTAACTAACGATATACAAAACAGTTGGATAAGACTGATTGTTGAAGGAGTTGACAAATAACATTCTTCGTATACAATGATGGAAGTTAAACATCAAGCAACCTTCTGTGACTAATAATTTTATTTTAACTAAATGAGAGAGAAATCATGAATAGACGACACTTCTTACAACACGCTGGTGGACTTGCTTCTCTTGCTTCCACATCGCTTTCCTTTGGTCAAACCATTGTTAAAAACTCATCACAACTTCGTAATGACCGCAAGGGAGCAATTTTGATTTGGTTGGGAGGCGGTCCACCAACTATTGATATGTGGGATTTGAAACCCGGAACTAAAGAGGGTGGTCCTCATATGCCGATCAATACGGCAGGGGATTTCCAGATTAGTGAACTCATGCCTGAACTGGCAAAACTTGGAAAAGATTTCTCTGTCGTAAGAAGTATGTCTACTGGTGAAGCTGATCACATGCGAGGGACATATCATATACACACGGGATTTAAACCTAATCCTACAGTTGTTCATCCATCTTTGGGGTCTGTAGTATCTTATGAGCTTGGCAGGAGTAGGAAAGATCTTGAGATTCCGGCATTCTTTTCTGTAGGCACAAGAAGTATTGGAGGTGGATTCTTAGGAACTACTTATGATCCCTTTTTAGTAAATTCTAATGGTCAAATTAATAATTTGGGAGGAAATCTAAATAAAAATCGCCTAGAATTCCTTTCTACTTTAGAGAAAAATTTTATTGATTCTAATCGTGGGGAACTTCCTATAGACCATAAGAATCTGTATGACAAAACTATTAAACTAAATACTTCCCCGCAGATGAATGCGTTGAAAATTAATACGGAACCTCAACAAGTAAGAAACGCATATGGAGCTACTGGATTTGGCAATAGTGCATTGATTGCTCGTCGTCTTCTACAGCAAGGAGTCCCATTTGTTGAGATTGGATTTGGAGGATGGGATCTTCATCAAATGACTCATGATACTTTAAACACTAAACTTCCCGAATTAGATAAAGTAGTATCAACTCTCATTCTTGACCTAAAGAGGCTTGACATGTGGGATACAACTGCTATAATGATGATGGGAGAGTTTGGTAGAACTCCTCGAATTAATCAGAATGCTGGTCGTGACCATTGGGCAGCGACATGGAGTGCATTTGTATCTGGAGGTTTATTCAAAGGGGGTCGAGCTATTGGTGCAACGACTAAAGATGGAAAGATGATTGATGGTCTAGCGTATACCGCACAAGATCTCATGGCTAGTACAGTTGCAGCACTTGGTATTGATGCTGATACTACTTATATAAGTAAAAGAGGAAGACCTATGAAGATTGCAAATGGCGGAAAAATAATTGAGGGACTAGTATGATGACGGTATTATTACTAACTTTAGCCACTGGAGTAAAAAATGATTGAAAGTCTTACATCCGAACAAGAAGCAAAAATGAAACAACATGTGGATCGTTGGATTCAGATTGGTACATCCACCGGACCTTGCGACCGAGAAAAATGCATTGAGTTTGCTAAAGAAGTCCACACCATCGCTGGACTTCCCGAAGCCAAACATATTTTCTTTGCTAAGTCTCCAATCGAAGCTATTGAAATTATACAGAAATTTCACACTGACAATGGATTTTATATTTCTAAAAATGAAACACTAAACGGTATGATGCTTGGATATAATGAGGCGTGGCTCTCCTTTTATTCTTACATGTGTGAAGTTCTTAATGTGGAACTAGTTGATGGCATTTACCCATTGTTTAAGCTCGCAGAGGTTTGTGGATGGTGGTCGTCCTATACTCATAATGACGAAACATATCTTGTATTTCAAGATAGACCAGAAGTGATCCGTATGCAAGATAAAGTTTTGCATTGTGAAGATGGACCTTCGGTAAAGTTTAGTGATGGATTTTGTATATGGAGTATCGAGGGACATCGAGTTACTGAACAAATTGTTATGAGTCCAGAAACTCTAACTTTGCATCAAATTCACGGTGAAAGTAATCAAGATATTAGATCTATCATGATCAATCGTTATGGTTGGACAAAATATCTTGAAGAAACTGATGCCGAGTGTATTGATAGCCGACATAATGATATTGAAAATACAATTGAGGCATTGTACAATACAAAAATCTTTGGCAAACGTTTTGTTGCAACTTGCCCAACTGGTAGAGTGTTTGTTATGGGGGTAGATAATGATGTAGAAAATTGTGAACAGGCTCAAAAGTGGCTTGGTAATGATGTTGATCGTAAGTGTAATGTTATTGGAAGAACTTAAATTTTAAAGGAGAGTAATTATGACGAATGCAATTCAGGTAATTGTTGAACATGCGGCAAAGATCAAGAATGGTAAACACGATAAGGTTCAGCCGGGACAACCTTTGCGATTTAGTGAGGCTTGTACGGTTAATGATCGTATCTGGCAAGGAGATTTGGCACTGACTATTTCCAACAAGGTTCCAGAAGGTTATACAAAATCCAAGAAGAAAATCCTACAGTTGGTTCCGGGTGAGAATGTTGGTTCTCGTCATGTGCTTGATTCTTTGGATGGAGTGAAAATGTATATTCCACAAAATTGGAATGAAGAAAGTTTGATTGGACCTTACTTGATTCTTTATCAAGAACGTACCGTGGAGCATCCCATTCATGGCCCCGTAACTATTCCCGCTGGTTTTAGTGTACATTGTACATATCAACGTGAATATGATAAGGAACAGGAACGAGAACATCGTGCCCGTGACTAAATTTCTACAAAACAGTGGGGCCGGATTAAAAATGAAAAATAACAGGAATCAGGTCAGGAATCAGGTCATGAATCAGGTCGTGAGTCAGGTCAGGGATCAGGTCTGGGGTCAGGTCTGGGATCAGGTCGAGAATCAGGTCTGGCGTCAGGTCAGGAATCAGGTCAGGGATCAAACTAATGAAAAATAACAGGAATCAGGTCTGGGATCAGGTCGAGAATCAGGTCTGGGGTCAGGTCAGGGGTCAGGTCTTGTATCAGGTCTGGGATCAGGTCTGGGATCAGGTCTGGCGTCAGGTCAGGCGTCAGGTCAGGCGTCAGGTCGAGAATCAGGTCAGGAATCAGGTCAGGGATCAGGTCGAGAATCAGGTAGGGAATCAGGTCAGACTGGTGCATTTGGGGCTTCCAAAATCAGGTCTGGAGTCAAGCTAATTAATGGATATTATTATGGAGTTGAGAAATGAGTGAATATAAAACAAAAGATGTTATTATGGGTTGGGTTTTTTTGATAGGTTTTGCGGTTGCAGGATTCTATCTGGGCAGAGTAACCAATGAACCATCAAATGCACCAGTAAAGGAAATGATCGACGGTAACTCTAAGATTATTCATGGTATTGGTGTTACTGCTAGTATGCAGACGATTTTTATTGATCTGATAGCAGAGATCAAGGAAGAACTAAGAGACGAGAAGTTTGTTACCCAGCACCCAATGCAGATTGATAACCAAAAATTGAACATCAAACCACATAAGGGTAGAGAAAAATCTATCTGGAAATTGTATGCAGAGTTTACTCCTGATGGCGATGTACCAGAAACATATGAACAAATACTGAAAGACCAACGAGAAATTGACCAGTCACTGCGAGCCTTGGGGTTCGGTCATATCTTTATGGAGGAGGCACTTGGACAAATTCTTGAAAAAATTAAAGAATCCCACTTGACAAATCAGCAACCGTAGACTATAATAGTAATATGAGAAAAAACATGAAAAAAGCATTTGTATTTGATTTTGATGACACGCTGGCAACTACTGACTGTCGTGTAATTGTTCGTCGCCAAAATAATCGCGGAAGTCAAGGCTTACCTGTTCGCAGATTAAACCCAAGCGAATACAATTCCGACTTTTTAGAGGATGGTGAGGAGTATGACTTCTCAGAATTTAATTCAGAGGAGTTTATTCGTAATGCAAATCCGACTTTTCTCATGGCACTTGCCGAAGAGGTTTACAGAGAGGGCCACGCTGTTTATATCTTAACTGCGAGGTTAGATAATGTGGTTGTTGCAATAGGTGACTTTTTGTTAGGACACAATGTTAGGCCAATGAAAGTTTTTGGTGTTGGTTCTGATGAGGTCAAGCTAGACATCGCAGTGGAAAAGAAAAAGGTTTTGGAAACCCTGTGCCAAGCGTTTGACTTGGTTTACTTTTACGACGACTGCGATAAGAATTGTAATCTCGCCCGCGAGATAGGATCTGGTATTAAGGTTTATACTATTTGAGGAGGTTATTATCGTTTCGTTTCACGATCTTAAAAATACTTACCGAGAAATGCTAAAGAAAGCTAGCCATGTTGTCGATAGTAATGGTACTCACATCAGCTTTCCAGAAGAGCTTTTTTTAAAGTTTGAGCAAGAATATAATTTGTGTTTTGTTGAACCGGAAGATGACCACCTGTTTAGAAGTTGGCAGGAAAACTATGAAAGGGAAGATGAATAATGGGATATGAGTTTACTCAAGATTATGTCACCTATCGCATCCCGCAGTGGTTAGATCTCTTCGCGGATTTCATTGGACAGCCTGATATCCAGTTTCTGGAAGTCGGCAGTTTTGAGGGGCGTAGTGCGGTTTGGTTCTTGGAGAAAGTGCTTACGCATGAATCATCGAAGTTGGTCTGTGTTGATTCTTGGAGTATGAGTGCGGAGAGGGAGCGTAGATTCGATTTGAATATCGCTAATTCCGGGCAATCACATCGGGTTGAGAAGAAGAAGACAAAGTCTCGGCGTGCGTTGGGTTGGTTCCCTGATGAGACTTTCGACGCGATCTACGTTGATGGTTCGCATGAGGCTTGTGATGTTTTACTCGATGCTTTATTGGCTTTGCCTTTGCTTAAACAGGGTGGGATTTTGTTATTCGATGATTATGAGTGGCAGGATAAGGAAAATCATCGTCATCACTTGCCGAAGCCGGGAATCGATGCATTCTTGAGTCTTTGCGATTATCGGGTTGAGGTGATTCATAAGGATTATCAGATAGCTGTGAGGCGGGTTGCCTAAGATGCTACTCAGGAATAATTGACGCTCTTGAATATCTAATATACGAGCGTCAGACGATTGGTGGCTAAATTCGGAAAAGGAATAAATTATGTACTGCATTGGGAATTGTTACTGCTGGGCCTTGATACTTAGATTATTTTATGGAGGTAAGATCTTTGCTTACAGTAGTGAACTCGGACCAAAGGGTAGAGAAGTTAAACATTATATGCTAAGAGATAGGAATGGGAGGATTCGACATTTTAAGAGAGTGTTTGATATTTTTCCACCACCATTATGCTTCTTATGTTTTGTAGGAAGAATTGAGTCATCGGGTAAAAGAAATAGGGGACATGATGAGTCGTAGGTTTGACCATAGGGACGTAAATACTTTCAAAAAAGATATCAAGTTCTGCACAATGCTGGAAAAGCATTTCTTTCACCAGTGGCTAGAGATTGCAAAGGCCCGCGACCCTAAACTTTCATGGGAGAATAATGGTTGTGGTAATGACGGTGAGTTCATCGCCAAGGGCAATACCTCTGGTGCTGATTACAAGGTCAACGAAGTTCCATTAGAAATTAAATGGGTTCCTACCGCTGGTAAGTTTACCCTGAAAGAGAATGATTTAAAAGCGTACATTCGTGAGAGTGCAGACATTTTGTTCATCTATAACACAGGAAGTGCAAACCTTAGAAAACCTAAAGACTATGACCTTGACCGTCACATTGAATTGATTGAGGATAACGCATCAGACATTGGTTGGGGTATCATGCAATCATCCGATGTTAAAAGATTATACGATGACGCTAAAGAAAACAACCTGTTCAAGCCGATACCTTACATGGGTAACAAATCGGGCGTTGTGTTGAAGTCAAAAGACTTTCATAAATATTTCGTGGAGAGAGAGTGGACAACAAAGTAGAACTATTAGGTTATTATGGAGACGACACTACCAATACTTTTCGGAATAGGGGAAACTAATGTATGAATATCGTGCTAGAGTCAAACGGGTTGTGGACGGAGATACTGTAGATTTTGTGGTGGATCTTGGCTTTAAGGTGCATATGGTTATACGAACCAGACTACTCGGAGTAGACACACCTGAGCGTGGCCACCCAGCTTGGGCTAAAGCTAAAGATATGTGTCAAGATTTATTATATAAATCAGCAGGTATACATAACCCAGTCCTGCACCCATACCATCGGCATGGGTTTCCAGTCGAAACTGAGGTAATAATCAGGACAAGTAAAACAGGAAAATATGGTCGTTGGTTGGTGGAGATCGATGGTGTTACAGATGAACTTGCCAAAATTTGGCCTTATGGAGAGAAGAAATGAGTCACATTCTTTACAAGTCAGACACTTTGCCTCAGTTGACAGATGCAGATGATCGACTTAAAACATTAAATAAATATTACAAATTGTTGGATTAGGGTGTATAATAATGAAAGTATATGTTATCGTTTCGATTGCGGCAGAGGGTAAAGTTGTCACTGACTTTTCAGTAGAACCAGTTGGTGTATGCTCAACACTTGAAAAAGCATTGGAATATGTAAATGAATTAGAAGCAAATACACATCAAGATCCCAAAGTGTCTAGCGAAATAGCTTATGACGTATTTGAGTTTGAGCTTGATGAAGAACCTCTAACGCTAAGTTTTCTTAAAAAAGAGATGCAGGCATTTCAGAATGAGGTACAAGACGATATTTTAGAATTAATGAAAACAGGATATGTAGACCAGTTAATTGGAGAGGACGGTAACTTTTATTATACATTGACAGATATGGGCAAGGATGAAATGAAAACCATGTCTGAGCAAATAAAGAAGTTCTTTCGCAAGAAAGACTAAACATGTAGACGTTGTTATTGAAACAACGCAGGACGCGAGTTCGACTCTCGCCGCCTCCAATTACCAAACCAAGGGGGCGTAATGGTATCGACTGGTTGCGTAGGTAATTACTGCATGTCGAGGTTGGTCAGTTGGCCTCGTAAAAAGCTGACTAAAATTTAATTGCAGAACCTTGTTTTGCTTTGGCGGCGTAAGCTGTCTGGGGTCTTGCCAGTACCTTATTATCCAAACTGGCTTTTACAAGCGGTAATGTTCCAAGGTGGCGACAAGGATTCCAAATCCTCGTGGCTAGGTTCGATTCCTAGACCGCTTACTTTTTTTGGAGGTTACTATGTCAGAGAAACTTATACTGTCTTATTTAATGCAAGAGAATCGACCTGATGATTGGGATAATATGTTCTTCGCTACTGCAACTTTGTGGTCGCGTAAGAGTCATGATTCCGAAACTCAGTGCGGTTGCGTATTAGTAAAGAATAAGACAATTATAGCAACAGGTTATAACGGTTTTATTAGAGGTGTAAACGACTTCATGCTTCCTGACACAAGACCTGCTAAGTATCCTTTTATGATTCACGCAGAGGCTAACGCTATTTATAATGCTGCCCGTGAAGGTCAAAGCACAATGGGTGCAAGAGCTTATATTACAGCAATCCCATGTCGAGAATGTCTACAGATGTTATGGCAGTGCGGAATCCACGAAATCTACTACACCAACATCTCTTCACCAAAGTCGTGCATGTGGAGCGATGGTTACAATGAAATACTAGAGCAGATTGAAGATAGGATTGAGTTTAAGTTTTTTCCTAAGAATTACCTATGTAATTATCCACTTATTGAATCCGCAGAAAAGTTTGAAAATTTATGAAAAACACTTGACAAATCGCGGTTTGTAGACTATAATATAGTAAACCGAAACAAAGCCAATTTAAACATTTTACAGGAGTGGATAGAAATGCCGAGTATGGCGGAAATGGTAGAAGCACACCTTTTAAATGTGCAACGTGAAATCCAAACCCTTGAGGAAAGGAAGGTTGTAATCGACACAGAAATTGATAAGCTGAAAAATTATCTGGCAGAAGGTCAGGTTACTTTAAGACAAGTAAACAACACACAAAAAAAACAGGATGCACCCGCATCCACAGTATCTAGTCCCAGTTTAGGAGGATCTTAATGGAAAGTAATGAGTTTTATACGGCACTCACACGATTGCCAAGTAGTTATTTCAGTACAGAAGGTAAACTCACTGGCTCAATCGCTGGCGGTCAATACCGTGGCGAAGCAGTAAACCCAGTAACCGCACTCGCATACAAAGCTACGGGTACAGTTTATGGAACTAACAAGCGGGAGACTTTTCGGGCTGGTAAAACCTTGGGCCTGAACCGAGGCTTTACTGAAACAGTTTACAACGCTACCACGGGCGGTTCGAATCGTGGTAATACACAAGTAGTTCGTGGAAAAATTCGATCAGCTTTAGGAGTTTAATTATGAATCAGAATTGTTGGAATGGTGCAGGACGTTTGACCAAGGATGCAGATTTTGGTGAAACCAAGAAGGGTACACCAATGTCTAAGTTTCGCTTGGCAGTAAATGATCGTCGAAATGACGACACGTTGTTTATCAATGTCCTCTGCTTTGGAAAGATGGCAGAGGCTCTCAATCCCATGCTTCTCAAAGGTCGTCTAGTTTCGATCACAGGAAAGCTCAAGGTTGACGACTATGAAGACGAGAACCAGCAGAAGAAGAGTTCTGTTTGCATTATGGCAGACGAGATTTCTGTTGGACCCGATCCTTCAACAATCACTCCAAGGGGCCATACGATCAAGCAAGACTAATTCTAGCTGTATGTGGGAGTAACAAATGAAATGTTGTGGGTAATGAATCCCATCCTTCCATTTTCTTACATCTTCTTGGCTAACAGTCAGGTTAAACGACTGACTTTCCCTTCACAGCCAAGAATATACCTCGTTGAGCATGATGCTTGACGAGGTTTTTTTGTGAAAATTCCTAAAGTCCACTTGACAAATAGCCGATTCATGGTATAATAGAGGAAAATCAAATCACTTTAGTCTAGGAGAAAATCAGTGTCACCAGAAACCCTTATGTTTACTGCCAAAATGTTGGGTACAGCAATCGCCGTATTTATGGGTATTTGCTTTTTTATTGGTCTTATTGCTGGGGAAGAGGGTGGAGTAGTACCACTTAGATTGTTAGATAAAGCGGGTAGTGTAGACGATCAACACCTTTTTGCTATTGCTACAGGTAATGAAGAATACTTAGCTGCACATTGTACGCTTGATCCAAAGGTGCAGATTCAGAATGAGAAACTAGAAATTCAGAGACTTAGAAACAAATACGCAAGGATAAAAGTAGAGCAGCAGATTGCAGACCTTGAAAACAAAAAGAGAAATGATACAGCAGGAACTCAAACTAATCCATTAATGGCAGAATGTGTTAACGCTTTGATGGGTCTTGGTGAAAACGAATCAAAAGCAAGGGCTAAAGTCAACAAATATTTTGCAAACAATCCAAACACTAAAACTATAGATGAATTTATTGCAGGAGTATTTCAAAGATGAGAATTAACCTTCAATCCCCGATTAATCAATTAGGATACGGCGTTGCCTCACTAAACATACTCAAGGCATTACAGAATAAAGCAGAAGTTTCCCTTTTTCCTATCGGGCAACCGCAAGTCACCAATCAGGAAGATGCAACTGCGGTCAGGAAGGGTGTGGAAGTTGCAAAAACATTTGACCCACAAGCACCCTGTATTAAAATTTGGCATCAGAACCAGATGGCAGAACGTATAGGGTCAGGTAAGTTTATTGGCTTCCCTATCTTTGAGTTGGACACATTTAATAATATGGAAAAACACCATATGTTATCGTGTGATGAACTCATGGTTTGTTCAGAGTGGGCAAGAAACGTTGTTGCAGAGAATGCTTGTGGTAACGGTAAGATTCACGTTATTCCTCTTGGTGTAGACGCAGAACTATTCCCACCAGCACCAGTAAGGCAGGATAACAAGACAATCTTCTTCAACTGTGGCAAGTGGGAAATCCGTAAGGGGCACGATATTCTCATTAATGCTTTCAAAAAAGTGCTTGAGCATGGAGAGGATGCAGAATTGTGGATGATGTGTAGCAATCCATTTAACTCCCCTGAAGAAGATGCCCGATGGAGTCAGCTTTATAACCATCCAAAAGTCAAGCTAATTCCAAGGGCTGACACACAAGCAGAAGTGTATAATATTATGTCTCAAGTAGATTGCGGTGTCTTTCCTTCTCGCGGAGAAGGCTGGAATCTGGAACTTTTAGAAATGATGTCTGCTGGTAAGCATGTGGTGACTACCAATTATTCTGCTCATACTGAGTTTTGCACTGAAGAAAACAGCGGACTCGTGACGATAAGCGATGTAGAACCAGCGTTTGATGGGAAGTGGTTCTTTGGTCAGGGTAACTGGGCAAAAATCACAGAACATACTCAGCTTGATTTGTATATGAAGATGATAAATTATATTCTGGACAAGAGGGGTACTTTGAACGAAGCTGGAATTGAAACTGCCAAAAAGTTCTCTTGGGAAAATACAGTCGATCAAATCCTAAAGGTATTGGAGTAAAAATGGGAGATGAAAGAAGTACGCTAGTAAGTCTTCAGTATAGCATTGATGCCAATGGTGAAATATACATAGATATATCCTTAGAGGATTATTCAGAAGAAATAATTAAAAAATTCGCAGTTTTATTGGCTTCAATATCTACAACAAGTTTCGAAGTTCAAACACTTAAAGTGGCACAAGACACTTTTCTTGCAAATGGTAGACAAAAAGAAATGCTTATGCTTACTAAAGAAATGCTCGAAAAACAAAGGGTGTTTAACAAATTAAATGAAGGAGAACTGGTTGAGAAGAAGGAAAATAATCAGGATGACCCATTAATTAAACCAACTGACCTAATGTAAGGAGTCTATCATAAAAAAAATAAATAAAAAGTTGCAGATAGGATGGCAGAAATATGAAGACACAATAGAGTCCCAACTAAATAACCCTCTTTTGGAGATGATTATAAATAAAAGTATGGGTCCAGAGATTCCTTTGGAAGATTTAGACGAAAAAGAATTAGAGCAGTTAGAAAGTATGCCTACACAATTTGAACCTAATTTTATGGTTTCAATTGATAACCAATTGATGGAGAAAGTTTCTATGGCACAAAGCCTTGATTGTTGGCTGGGCCACACTAATTTTAACATAACAGAAAAAATTAGAGATAAAATTGAAAAAAGTGAAGGTGTTGAAGCATTGAAGATATGTAGTAGATACAGATTCTTCCTTGGCGTTGGCAAAATGTTTGAATTTACAGATGTCAGAAATAATATTGAAAACCTACTTACTAATTTTGAGGACAAAAATTAACATGAACAAATACGAACAGTACCTAAATGACGTTGACACTATGAAAACTGCCTATAATGCAGCATCTTCATTCAGAAATATTCTGACCTCAGAAGAAATTAAAAGCTGTGTTTTAAAAGCACTGTTCAGAGCCGTGAATAAGTATGACAAATCCAGAAACGTAAAATTTACATCATACCTATACAACGGAGTAAGATTTGAGTGTCTTAGTCAGACTAAAACTAACAAAAGGCACAAGAGACGACTAACCAACGCCATTCCTGATACGCGAAATCCTATGGCAGAATTTGAAATGAAAGATGTAATTGAGTCAGTTTGTGACGATGCTGAGCTTATTTTCGACAGATTCTATAAAAATATGACAATTACGGAGATTGCGAAGATCAGGAAAGTATGCGGAGAGACTGTCAGAATAAGAATTGCGAAAAATCTTGAAAAGATGAGGATTTCACTTAAAAAAAGTGTATAATATAACGGACTTGGACTACGATCAGGACACCGGGAAATCTAACACTTTTTATTTATTTCAATTAGGAGATTTACTATGGCTACTGTACGTCCTTCCGGTGCTGGCGATGAAGTTGTTGGTAACGGAGAAGTCCGTGACGGTGGAACCGTCATTCGTGGTGGCTCAAACGCTGCCGGTGTCATGACTAAGAGCCTTACCTTGGCCGAGATTGCTGACGATCAAGGCCAAACCTTTGGTTCGAAGGTTGTTGCTAACGATGGAACAGGTAATCAATACACTGACAGGGTTGGTGTTGGTAAAGCTGTTTCTGGTGGCACAATCGCTTATCAGGCTAGTACTACTGAGTGGGTTGTTAAGGGTGGTAATGTTTCCACTACTCTTGGTGGTGTTGCTAACACAACCTTGATTGGTGGTCAAGCCGGTCCTGACCCAGTTCGTGGCAATATCGCTAGTCTTGAAACGACCCGTGATTATGGTGATATGACTATTGATATATTGGCTGCTCCAGCTTCGGGTATCAATTCTTACAGAACTATTACTGGTGGTGGATCTGAGAAGAATTACATCGACCCCGCTGTTGCTGGTGGTGCAACCAACTCTGCTGACTCTGCTGCGAATACCACTCGTGCTATTCCCGGTGAGTTTGTTTACAGAGATGGTTCAGCGAACCCAATTCAGGATGACTTCAAATCAAAAGAAGCTCCTGAAGCATAAACTTCCTATACAAATTTAACTTAGCCCTCAGAGATGGGGGCTAGGTTTTCCTTTATGGAGGTTTATAATGGTTACGCCGGAGTTTGCAGGAGCAATAGCAACACTTATCGGTGCATTCATCGGAGTGTTAGGTTTTTTGTACAAAATCTTTAGCTTTGTCAAGTCATTTCAAAGATTTGAAGAAGAAGTAAAGAAATCAATTAGCATTATTAAAGCAGAAGTTACGCCTAATAGTGGCAAATCTTTAAAAGATACTGTAAATTCATTGAAAAAGGCTTGTGATAGAATAGAAACTAGACAAAAGGTATTAGATCAAAGATCGAAAGCCGCCCTTCACTATAACGAGAGTCCGCTTTTTGAGACAGATATTAAGGGTAGATTAACTTGGTGCAACGAAGCATTTTTAGAATTAACAAACGACAACGGTGGTTGTAAAGACGAATTCGATTGGCTAACGGTTATCGAAGATGATCGAAGAGAGCATTTTCTGAAAGAGTTTGACTCTTGTTTGAAAATGTGCAGGAAGATTGACATTGAAACCATCTCCGTTCATGGAAGGCCCATACATTTTGTTGGACACCCTTACAAACTTGGTAAAGGTATTCATGAAGGATTTTTAATTCATCTTTATTTACAGGAGAATGAGAAATGAACAAAGGCAGTAAAAGATTTACTTTAAACTTGAGCGACATTTCTGGTGTCGTCAAAACCGCTATTTTGGTGGGCGGTGCAGCAGCACTGACTGTTATTGCAGAAAACTTGCATGTTCTTGACATTGGACATTATGCTCCGCTTATTGTTCCAATCATCGCTCTTGGTCTTGATACCGCGATCAAGTGGCTCAAAGACGCTTCACCGAAAGATTAAGACAGTAGGAGTAAATAATGGACTTTAACACCGCACGCAATTTGCTTAACGCATATCGCAACGGTTTTGAGGGTGCTGTATGTGACCCAGAAGAAACCGCAGAATTGTTAGGCCGGTTAAAGACCCCACTTTTTGGTACTACTGCTTATAAGCTATTTGGAGCAGGGGAAGGTAAACTTTCCCTGCCCTTTCTTTCTTTGCTCAAATTCGATAAGGGGTTTGGCCCAGCAGAGCGGCAAACAACTGGCGACTGTGTAAGTCATGCAACTAGAAATGCATTAGACTTAACCAGAGCAGTTGAAATTGATATCAAGGGTGAGTCAGAAGATTTCATTGTTAGAAGTGCAACGGAGGCTATCTATCAAAGTAGAGGTCACAGAGGTCAAGGGATGACTTGCTCTGGAGCCGCTAAATACGTCTACGAGAAGGGTGGAATTCTTTTAAGAAAAGATTATGGCGACATTGATTTGTCTGTCTATAACTCAAACACTGGGTCACAAGGTCGCATTCCCGATAGTATCTACAAGACTGAAGCTCAGAGACACCAAGTAGAGACCATATCTTTGATCTCTACAGTAGAAGAGGCCAGAGATGCTTTAGCTAATGGTTACGGCATATCAGTGTGTTCTGGTTATGGTTTTTCTAGTAGGCGAGATTCTAAAGGTATAGCAAAGAGATCGGACGGTTGGTCACATGCTATGGCTTGGATTGCTTGCGACGATACGAGAAAAAGATATAACGAAACCTTATTTTTGGTTCAAAACAGTTGGGGTAAATGGAATAATGGTCCCAAGGTTCACGGACAACCAGACGGTAGCTTTTGGATCAGAGAAAAAGATGCTAGAGGTATGTTGGGATCAAGAGGCTCTTGGGTCTTTAGTAATGTAAATGGTTTCCCCGCGAGAAAACTTCCCGACTACGGATTCAATAAATATTTATGAGGAGATAAAAGTGTATAGAAACTCAGTATTTGCACTATCATTATGTTTGCTGGTTGTTGGTTGTAGTGGTATTGTCGCACAAGATTACGACCACGCTAAGAAAATTAGGGCTTATCAGGCGACACGTTTAGCTGTTGCTGTAATGAACACTCCAAATACAATTCCAGATGAAGACGATGTAGAACAATGTGATGGCTCTGGTTATATTACTCATGGTGATGGTCACAGAACGCTTTGCCCCGGCTGTCCAGCCTGCAAGGAGAAAGATGGAAAAGAACCTGTCGCTGCTGATATCGAACCAGAATACAATGTATATCATTTTGGTGCTGAATGGTGTGGGCCATGCCAGCAGATGATTAAGAATACTTGGCCTGATGAAAAAATGATTGAGTTTCTAAAAGATAAAAATGTAAAACTTTTTGTGTTCGATGCAGACAACGAAGATCATAAGAAGTATTTCTCGTACTATAAAGTGACTTCGTACCCTACAATTATATTGTTAGATGCAGATAATTTGGATACCCCACTTCAAAGAAATGTCGGTGGAGTGAGTGCAGAGGTCATGATTAAACAATTGGGTAAGGCACTATGAATGATTTAAACAAAGTAGCAACAAGAATATCTTCTCACGTTGCAGGCAAAGATAAGAACTTTGGGCTAGACCCAATGACTATCTCAATTATTATCAGCATCATCACCAATCTTGTAAAACTTTGGTGGAGTTGCAGAAGCAAAAGTAAGGTTCGTGAGCAACTGCGGAATCCCTCTTGGTTATTTAAACTCTTTCTCAAAAGAGAGATCAGAAAACAACAGGTCAAAGGAGGCTCCCGTAGAAATACGATGTACGGAGCTTTTCTTGATGTTGGCAAAAATTTGTCGGATAAAGAATTGAACAATATTTTAGAAGAGATTGGAGGAAAGTAGATGAATACATTTCAGTGGGTCATGCTAGCTGCTGCTATTTTTTTAGTTGCACCAGTGGTTTTTGAGAAGTTTAAAGGGCTTATTTCATCTGCCCCTACGTCGCCACCTGTGCCACCCGCACCTGAGCATGTGAATATTTGCGACGGACTGGTTGATGTTGTTAAGTGTTGGGAACACTTATGTGATTGCTGTGAGGCTCAGGGCATGGAGGATGCTGCCAGAGAACTCAAAGAAATCTTCCCGTTATTTGTGATTCAGGAGGTAAAGAATGAGTAATCAACTCAGAACGATATTAGCTGCTGTTCTGTGTGTGATTGCACTTTTTGGCGAACCTGCATTTGAGTGGGTTAAAAACAATGTAGATATTATCAATATTGTGCCAGACGATCCAGACGTAAAAGTGAATGAGCCATCTTTAGAGAATAAAGAATTAGTCGATGACATTGTCAAGATTGATTTTTCAAAAGAAGATAGAGAGCTTGTTTCTTACTTCTTCCTAGAACTAGCAGACGTTTTAAGAGATGACGATAAGATCATCAAAACAACGGGCCAGTTTGCCAACTTTAATGTAATGGCAGGCATCCTGCATTTTGATACAGACTTTGCCGGTAAATACAGGGGTTTCGGTGACGCTGTAGAATATGCAGTCCAAAATTCCATTGGTTTAGAGAATCAGCCTTTGACCGATAGTAAGCGTCAAGATCTTGTAGATGTCCTCGAAGCAGTAGCTTGGAGTGCCAATCAATGAGCTTAATAGATGTATTGCTTGACAGAATGATGGACAAGTACGGCATTGAGCGTAAAGATATTGACAAGGCGAAAAGAATGATGGATAAGGTTGAGTTCGTAAAACGTAACGGCGAAAACTATTTGATTATCGACATTGGTGACGGAATGGAACTCTCTATCAAACAATAAAAATTTTACCTCTCTTTAGTGGAACGATATCTACTTTAGAGAGGTTTTTTTGTACTTTCCTCTTGACAAAACCGGCTTCGTAGACTATAATAGAGTACAAGAACCCGCTACATTCGACAATATTTGTATAAAGATAGGAACAACTAGATGCAGGTTACAAAACGCGGTGGATCTAAAGAAGATTTCTCAGTAGAAAAGATCCACAAAGTTGTAAGCTGGGCGGTTAAAGGTATTAACGGTGTGTCACTCTCTGACGTTGAGATGAACGCGAACCTGTCCCTGTATGATGGAATTACTAGCTCAGAGATTCATCAGATTCTCATCAAGTCAGCAAGCGATTTGATATCAACATCTTCACCCAACTATCAGTATGTCGCCGCTAGACTGCTGAATATGCAACTCAGAAAAGAAGTTTGGGGCTACGGAGATCAGCCCACTGACTTCCTGATTTTCATTCGTAGAAACGTAGATAATGGCATCTATGACCCACAACTGGAGAAGAAGTGGAGTGAAGAAGAAATTGATGCCTTTGGTAAGTATATTAGTCACAATCGTGATGATATGTTTACATATGCTGGTCTACAGCAAATGATTGATAAATACTTAGTAAAGAATAGAAGTACGGGCCATATCTATGAGACCCCACAGTTTGCTTATATGGCTATTGCTATGTGTCTATTCGATGATATTAACGAGGTAAAACAAGCGTATGACTGTTACTCCACGTTTCAGATTAATCTTCCTACTCCTATTATGGCTGGTGTGCGTACCAATATTCGTCAGTTCGCATCCTGCGTTCTCGTCGATGTAGACGACAATCTTGATGCTATCTTTAGTAGCATACACGCCGTTGGAAAGTACACCGCTAGACGAGCAGGAATTGGACTCAACATCGGACGTATGAGACCAATCAACTCACCTATCAGGTGTGGAGAAGTCATCCATACAGGACTCATACCATACCTAAAAAACTTTGAGTCAGCAGTTAAATCAACGTCTCAGAATGGACTTCGGGGAGGATCGGCAACAGTCCACGTACCTTTCTGGCACTTTGAGATTGAAGACATTCTTGTGCTTAAGAATAATGCAGGGACTGACGATAACAGAGTTAGAAAGCTGGACTACAGTATTCAGTTTTGTAAACTATTCTATGACCGTTTAATTGCCAATGAAGATATTACTTTGTTCAGTCCTCATGAAACAAATGGTTTGTATGAAGCGTTTGGTGATAACGAAAAGTTTGAAGAGCTATATCTTAAATATGAAGGCAAGAGATCACTAAAGTTTAGAAAGAAGATTCCAGCAAGAAAGCTGGCAGAAATCTTTGCTCGCGAACGCTTGGAAACTGGACGTATCTACAGTATGAATATTGACTCAGCCAATGAACACGGATCGTGGAATGTACCATGTTATATGTCAAATCTGTGTCAGGAAATTATTCACCCGACAAAACCTATTCAGGCCATTGATGATGCAGAAGGCGAGATTGGCATTTGCATTTTGTCTGCGTTAAACCTGTTGGAGATGAATGATGAGAAAGATATTGAAGAAGCGTGTCGAATTGCTGTACGGACTCTTGACTCTGTTATTGATTACCAAGATTACCCCGTACTTGCAGGCGAAAACTTTACCAAAAATAGGCGATCACTTGGAATTGGTATTACTAACCTTGCGGGTTTCTTAGCTAAGAATAAACTAAAATACGAAGATGCCGGAGCGTTAGAGTTGGTTCATGAGGCTATGGAACAGATCCAATGGAATCTCCTAAATGCAAGTTGTGAGTTGGCAGAAGAAAAGGGTGCATGTTCTAAGTTTGGTGAGACTAAATACTCACAGGGTTTGTTACCTATTGACTGGTACAAGAACACTGTAGACGAATTAATTAAACCTAATTATAATATGGATTGGGAGGGGTTGCGTGAAAGGATTAAAAAACACGGTCTTCGGCACTCTACTTTATCTGCTATTATGCCTTGTGAGTCTAGCTCCGTTATTCAGAACTCTACCAATGGAATTGAACCCGTCAGATCGTTGCTGATTCACAAAAAGGCAAAGAATGGCGTGCTAAAACAATTAGTGCCAAACTATCACATGAGAAAGAACTTCTACACACTCGCGTGGGACATGCCAAACAATAAAGCTATGCTCAACTTGGCTGCTGTGATCCAGAAGTTTGTGGATATGAGTATAAGTACAAACCTGTATTATAACTACTCTCACTATGAGGATGGAAATATCCCATTGAGTGTTCTTATTAAAGATCAAATCTATGGCTATAAGTATGGACTGAAGAATTTTTATTATGCCAACACACCTGATGGTGATGGCGAAACTGAAAGAGAAATGAATTGCGAATCTGGAGCTTGCTCGATTTGAATACTATTTTGTAGCCTCTTTGAGCATTAGATAATTTAAGCAGGGGAGATAAACAATGAAGACGATTTTTAATACCAAGAATGTCGATCCAATGTCACAACCGCTTTTTCTCGGTAAAGACCTTGGTCTTCAGCGATATGACGTAGTTAAGTATCCTATCTTTAAAGAACTTGACAGCAAGCAGATGATGAACTTCTGGCGACCAGAAGAAATCGAACTCAAGAAAGATCGCGGCGACTTCAAAGAGATGTCGGACAATGAGAAGTTTATCTTTACGTCTAATCTTAAATACCAGACTATGCTCGATAGTGTAATCTGCCGTGGCGTTCCTACCCTACTGGAGTTCGTCACCAATACAGAACTAGAAGCCTGCCTGATGACTTGGCAGTTCTTTGAGAAGATTCACTCACAAAGTTATAGCTATATCATTCAGAATGTCTTTGCTGACAGTTCCGAAATTTTTAGCGGAATTTATGAAGATAAAGAGATTATGAAGCGGGCAAATAGTGCTATCGAAGACTATAATAACTTGATGGGTATGAGTTGTGACTCTACCAAACCATCTAATCTGAAGAAGCAAATCTATATGACCATTGTTAGTATCAACATCCTTGAAGCCATCCGTTTCTATGTGAGTTTTGTTTGTAGCTTTGCGTTTGCAGAGAACAAGAAGATGGTCGGCAATGCAGATATTATCAAGCTCATCAAACGTGATGAGTCATTACATCTAGCTAATACTCAACAAATTCTAAAGATTCTACACACAGAAGAGTCAGAAGGGTTTGTTAGTACAGCCGCTAAATGTCAAGACGACGCCATTGAAATGTTTGATAGAGCAGCGGCAGAAGAAAAAGAATGGGCATCGTACCTGTTCCAAAACGGATCAATCATTGGACTCAATGAGACTGTACTACATCAGTATATTGATTGGCTCTGTATGTCTCGAAGAAAAGCCATTGGGATTCCATACGAAAACGTTGGAAAGAACCCAATCGCAGGTTGGACGCAGGCTTGGATGCATAGCGAAAGCGTTCAAGTTGCTCCACAGGAACATGAAATTACTAGCTACAAAATCGGTGCTAGTAAGAATGATTTAGACGATATGGATTTAGGAGGATTTACTTATGAATAATGTATGTAAAGATTATTGTAATACTGGAACTGAATCTTATATTACAAAGATTACACAGTGGCATCACGACCGTAATCTTATTGAAGGGTCTACAGACAAAGATCAATTTTGTAAGCTAATGCAGGAGGCCGGTGAGCTTTCGGATAGTATTTGCAAAGGTAAAGATGTCTCTGACGATATTGGCGACATGATTGTTGTACTAATCAATATTGCAGAGAGGAACAAATTAAACATCTCTAAATGTCTTGCGAAGGCATGGGATGACATTGAAGATAGGAAAGGTAAGATGGTTGACGGTGTGTTCGTTAAGGAGGCCGATCTATAAACTTTTCCAGATAAGGGTTTTAAATGAGAACTAAACGACAAAGACGAGACGACAACAAGAAATCTAATCACAAAATTAAGCCTTTAGAAGCAAAAACAGATAATCAAAGAGATTATATTAGGGCGATTGTAGAGAATGACATTATTTTTTGCTCTGGCCCTGCTGGTTCTGGCAAATCGTTCATAGCCGCAGGAATTGCAGCAGAGCACTTATATAACGGAAAAAATGAGCAAATCATTGTAACTAGACCATTAGTTTGTACTGGTAAAGACATTGGGGCTTTGCCGGGAGAAATGGGTGAGAAAATCGCACCTTATCTTTTACCAATGGAAGAAAACCTAAAACACTTTCTTGGTCAAGCACACTACGGTCTTTATTCCAATGAGGGTAAGATCCAGTACAAACCTTTAGAAGTCATGAGAGGGTCTACATTTCATAACTCTTACATGATTTTGGATGAGGCACAAAACTGTACTGAAGATCAGATTAAAATGTTTGTCTCTCGTATGGGCGAAAACAGTAAAGTCATTATCAATGGAGATATTGAACAAGATGATCTGCGTGGTCGGAGTGGTCTTGAGTTTTGCATGAATAGACTAGACCGTATTGACGGTATTGGAATCTGCGAATTAGACTATGAGGACATTCAGAGGAATGGGATTATAGGAAGATTTTTAAGAGCATTGGAGAACTAAATGCCAACATATGTTTATGAGTGTAGTGCATGTGAACACTCTTTTGAAAAGTTGCAAAAGATGACTGACGACCCACTCAAGAAATGCCCTGAGTGTGGTAAGAAGAAACTGTTTAAAGTTTTGACTGGGGGTTTTTATGGATTTGTTTCTGGAAGCGAAACTATTGGAGGTCTTGCGGATAAAAACGCTAGAGAAAACAAAAACAAAATCGCAGAAGCAGAAGCAAAAAAACGTGAGTCAACACCAGAAGTACCAAAGGCTTGGTACGACAAGTATGGAAATGCTACACCAAAAGAAATTAATAAAATGACACAGCAACAAAAAACTAAATATATCATGGGAGGCCGTAAATGAGGTTTGTTGACGAAAAATTTTTACCACAAGAAGAAAAGACTGTACTTCTGTTTGGAAAAACTGGAGAAGTATTAAACAAAGATGAACAGCATAAATTGCCGCACTATGCTAAAATTGTGCAGAATTTAGAAGATAAAGAAACTTATTATATTAGAATCTATCAAAGTACACCATTCGACCCAACGGGTCCATACGGTAGAAGAGAGAGAAATCTAGATACGCAAATTAAAAGCGTTTCAAGAAGCACTTTTGATTTTTATGTTACATATTTAAAAACTAATAATTCAATTTACTTAACCAAGGCTCAACGAGGATTTTTAAATGACTAAAAAGGGACCGCTCAGCAAGGCAGAGAAGTTTTACATTGAAGGCCATCTGGAAAAACCGATGGAAGATTTGTGCAAAGATTTAGATAGAGCTAAGTCTAGCATTGAGAAATACATTAAGACCATTCCAGTTGATGACAAGCAAAAGGCAGAAACCTTGCTGCTACAGCAGTTTGCCAGAAATGGAAAAGGGTCTACGGTTATGACTCAAAATGCAGCAGAATTGTCAGATGAAAAACGTTCTAAGTTTACAAATAATGGAACGATAAGAAGCTCCAAGTGTACCACGAATACTAGGTGACAAATGGATGATAAAAAGTGGGGCGAATTTTATTCGTCAGACAGAAAAAATATAAGCAAAGTCTTCGTAAAGGTTATGACGACCGATAAAAATCATTGGTTCTTTTCCGATTATGATATATGGTACGAAGTAAAAGATTATTGTGAGAAAAATTCTGTGTTTATTCAGGATTTGCACTTGCAATTTCGGTCTAACAAATGTATAATAGATATAGGAGAGTGTAAAGCACTATATTTAGTGAGGTCCGCTCTCGGTGCTATAGGTCAACCGACAAAAAATTACTTCACCGTGGGAACATTAAACGATGGAGTGGTTCACAAGCAAATGTGGTTGACTCCAGAATTAATTTTAGACAAGCAGTACGACGATGATTTGTCTGAATGTTTTAGCGAGGCTATAATCTACAATGAACAAAAGAAAAAGAAGCGAAAAGAGTAAATACAAACACTTAACAACAGGAGACTATTGCACTTGTGCCCAATATGTTGCTGCAATTATGTGTCAACGTAATGCAGAAAACAAGAATGAGGGGTCTTTACCCTACAAATTCTGGAACAAAAAACCTTGGGACTGGACTTACAAGAAACAGCTTTTTAAGGCCAATAGCATACTAAAGGACTACAGTGAAGAAGCACTTGTCAAAGTAATTGAATCACCAGAGTTCAAAGGTATCTTTTCACTAAACCATCCGAAAGCAATTGCAATTATTAAGAAGTATGAGCTACAGATTGAAGATCAGAAGTCAAAACCGAAGCAAGAAATTGAAGTTAAGAAAGACGCCAAGACTAGGAAAAAGAGTTATGGCGGGAAGAACCTTTTAAATAAACTTAGGAAATTAGAGAATGGCTAAGAAAAAGAGTAAACCTATTGAGTACGACGATCCTACTGTCGCAACATTATGTAAGAAGTATGGTAATGTTATTCAGTCTGGCACCAAGGTGTTAGAGTCTCTGGAGACGTATGATACCATCAGTCTTAGCCCAGTACTTGATATGGCACTCGGTGGTGGGTTGCGTGAGGGTCAGGTTGTTGTAATGACTGGCGACCCAAAGACTGGAAAGACAACGACCGCTCTGTATGCTGCTGCCAAGGCACAAGCTAAAGGTAAGAAAGTATACTACCTAAATACCGAAGGTCGTCTGACCAAACAAAACTTTCGTGGCGTCAAAGGTTTAGATATTGATGCTATTCAAATCGTCCAAGCTACAGACGATACACCTGTCGTATCTGCTGAGACATATCTTAATATTATGGAGCGACTGATTAAAGAAGAAGAGAACCTTTTCTTGATCTGTGATTCTACATCTAACATGGTTCCGCAAGACGAGATTGATGGAGAGATCCGTACAGGTGTTCGTAATGCTCTACCACGCTTGTTGTCTATGTTTTTCAAGCGTATCAGCGGCGACGTATCACGCATGAAAACTATTGCCGTGTTCATTACTCACAATATCGCCAACACTGGTGGTTCACGATTTTCACCTAATAAGATGGCAGACTGCGGTAACATGATACAGTTCCAAGCTGGAACTAACATGGTCATCACGCACCGTGGCAAATGGGAAGTACCCAAAGAGTCAGGAAATCACGTTGGTCAAGTTGCTAACTGGATAATCAAAACTTCTGCCGCTGGTGGCACGCCCATGAGTACGGCAGCAAGCTGGATTCGTTACGGCATCGGTATTGATGAGTCGCAAGAGATTGCAACTATTGCTACAGACTTCGCACTGATTCAAGCAAAAGGTGCTTGGTATACAATTTCTTGTTTAGTCGATAAGGCTACACACCCCATCGTACACCAATACCTTTCAAGCAACGAAGTTGATCCATCAAATGAAGAAGCTGTAGTCAAGGCGTTTAAGTTTCAGGGTATGGAGAAACTGGTAAACTTCTTAAATGAAAACGAAGAACTCAGAGATATTGTAATTGAAGAAGTTAGAGAATTATTCTGATCGCGGTGAGATTTCCTTTTGGAGATTTTAGTGAAAGTCACAGGCTTAAATGGTAGAGAGTATAATCTCGACACCAAGAAATATTTGATTAACAATCGAAGTAAGCGTAGCTTCTATCACTTACAAGCTAGGAAACTTATAGTCGAGCTATTTCATCCCTATCAGGTACTTGAAGAAGTTACGCTTCCCGGTTCTTCTATAAAAAAATCCAAACTAGCCCTTGACTTTTTGATTCCATCGTGTGCAATAGGTATTGAAGTGCATGGCGAACAGCACTTTAAATATGTGCCGTACTTTCATAAATCTAAGATCGGGTTTGCACAAGCAAAGAAGCGAGACTTGGATAAGAAAGAGTGGTGCAGAATTAACGAAATCACAATTATAGAGCTACGTTGGGACGAAGGTCTAGAATACTGGAGGGAGAAAATTGAACGCAGCAGATAGATTAAAAGTATTTGTTGAAGGTATTGAAAGGTACGTTACGGCGGAGAATATTTCTCCAACCAAGTTTAATCCAGAGTTTGCTGTTGCAGAAACTCTAACAGTAGAGAAGATGGAAAAGTTGACTCAGGACGACTGCTTCAACCACGCTTATCAGTTATACCAATATGCAGACCATATAGCTTGGTGTCGATCAAAGTGTGAGAATGTTGTTGGATGGTGTAGAGAAAATCTTGGTAGCATTATAGCTAGTGAGGTGACACAAATCGAAGTACAGTTTATGAAATATGAAACTAAAGTTGATCTCATCAAAAGAGAAAACGACATAGCAAGAAGCATTAACGAGTGGTTGCTGACAGCACAAAGCCGACTAGAACTTTTAAAAAGTAGAGAATACAACGTTCGCCGCAAGGCTGATATCTTAATTGAAAAAGGGAAAAGAAGATGAGTGACGACATTGTAAAAACATTGTTAGAATCATTGACAGATGAGCAAAAGGCTCAGCTTGTGCAAGACTTGTTAAAGTCAAATCAAAATGGAGAAGCTCCAGTATTAAAAGAGGAAACGGTTTCCTCAAAACCTCAGCCAAATGTGACAAAGGACTTTAGAGTAGTTCAGAACGATAAATTAGATAAAAGGAAAACTCCGGTGACAGCTAGAAGAAATCAGTGGGTAGATAAAGGCGAGGATCGTGATCCAAACTTTGACCCCGCTAAGTTTGAGAGTATGGGTAAAGCAGCACGAGACCGCAGACAAGCAAGAAAGAAGACTATTGAGTGCCACGTTTGTGGTCGTAGTTTTACTGTAAATCCCGCCTACGTATACGGCGAAAACATTAGATGTAACCAATGCGTAGGGAGGTAAAATGGATCAGCTTGCTGATACCGGTGCAGAGAGAGCAGTTCTAGCTGGACTCTTTGCATACGGGCTTGAATCTTATGTTGAAATCAGTGACTTTCTTACGCATAACAGCTTCGCTAACCGTAACAATCAAGTCATTTACAAGTGTATCGAAAAGGTGTTGGAGAATGATGCTGTAGCTGACATTCCAGCAATTCTTTCTGCTGCTGAACAACTTAACCTCACAGAAGTAGTCAAGACTGAACATGAGTTAGACTACATTCGTGACCTTATGGACTATCCTGTTAAAAGGGGTAATACCCTGCATTTTGCTGCACAGGTTAAAAAGTTTGAGTTTGCACGCAACGCAAAACGTATCGCTAAAAAGATAGATAAAGATATTGACTCCATTGTTGGCGATGAGAGCATTGATGATATTATCAATCTCGTAGAAACACCACTTATGGATTTCTTGCGTGACGATGAGTCAGGCCAAAACCCAGAGATGCTTGGCGATAATCTTGACGAATACATCGAATTTCTAATCGAAAACAAATGTGACCAAATAGGACTGACTAGTGGATTTCCCAGATTTGATTCCGTCATTGGTGGTGGCTTACGTCGCAAGTGTGTGGATCTCGTATCCGCAAGGCCCGGAGTAGGTAAGTCTGTGTTTGCAGATAATGTTGCTCTGCATAATGCTAGGAATGGAATTCCCGTACTTATGCTCGATACTGAGATGAGCAAAGAGGACCACCTCAACAGAATCCTTGCTAATATCAGTGGTGTTCCTATTCAGGATATTACAACCGGCAAGTTCTCAGAAGATGACGAGAAAGCTATTGCCGTTAAAAATGCGGCAGAAGAAATTAGAGATATCCCCTACACCTATGTTAGTGTAGCTGGTGCCCCCTTTGAAACCATTATGAATATCATCAAGCGATGGATTCTTCGTGAAGTGGGTCAGGACGAAAATGGCACAACCAACGACTGCCTTGTTGTGTACGATTATCTCAAGCTCATGTCGTCATCCGGCATCAGTAACAATATCCAAGAGTATCAGGCTCTTGGTTTCCAAATCACAGAATTACATAACCTAACAGTTAAGTATGACTTCCCATGTCTATCATTTGTTCAGTTGAACCGTGATGGTATCACAAAGGAATCTACGGATGCTGTTAGCGGTTCTGACCGCATCATTTGGTTGTGTACGTCTTTCTCTATATTTAAATTAAAGTCCGCAGAGGAACTGGCAGAGGGCGGTCCAAACGGTGGTAATCGAAAGATTGTCACTTTAAAAGCTCGTCACGGTGCTGGATTACTTGACGGTAATTATATTAATATGAATATGGTTGGCGAACATGCACAGTTGACCGAGTTGCGAACTAGAGATGAAATAAGATCCTCACCCGATGGTGATGTGATCGAAGGTTCTGATATACCATTCTGTATAGAGGGAGATGATGATGCCGGAATGTAAACCACCAGCACAATGTTGTGTGACGAATAAACCTTGGGGTTCCTATACAGATTACTTTAGGGCTGACAATGTAGTATTTAAAACAATTGAAGTAAGTCCGAAGCAAAGACTATCTCTACAGACCCATGAAGAACGTGCCGAGATCTGGGTTGTTATGGAGGGCGAGTGTCTTTGTGAAATAAATGAAAACGTTCGCAGACTTGGAAGGGGAGAGACGTTGGACTCAAATTGGATATTTATACAACAGGGAGATGTTCATAGACTTATTAACGACACAACGGAAAAGTGCGTGATCGCAGAGTTGCAATTTGGTAAGTGTTCTGAGCAAGATATTGTCAGATTAGAAGATGACTATAACCGGACAAAACCATTATTCAGTTCTAGGCAAAGTGTTCGATGTTGAAAATTGATCCAGAACCGAAACTAGACTTTGATGATGTATTACTCGTACCACAAAGATCGAGATTACTACAAATATTATAACGATCAAAGTGTCTAATGATTACATACGCAGCGATACCCAGTCCACTGTTTGGTCACAAACAAATGGACGACGCAATTGAACTTGTAGATGAAGCGTTTGCCGCTGGGTACTTTAAGAACCATCTAGTAGAAATTAAATGTGCATGGATAGCACTTGATGGTGAGAAAGTAGTGGGATGGGCAGCGGTTGGAGACTGTATACTCCGATGCATTGTTGTGCATCCAGACTATCGAGGACAAGGCATTGGAAAGAGATTAACAGAAGAAAGATTAAAGCATTTAGGAGACTGCAAAGAAGTGATCTCTTATGCTTGGATTAGACCAGATGGTAGATGTATGTCGTGTAAAAACCTAGAAAATTTCGGCTTTGAACTTTCAAAAGAGCTTCCTGAATACTATAATAATACTAGAAGCGACTGTAAATACTGTGGGAGTAACTGTACATGTGTAGCAAGACTGTACGTCAAAACACAACGCTAGATCTGAACAAAGTGCGAGAGATCGTCTTCCAAGATATTTATAAATTGTTAGATAGTTTTAATCTAGAGTACACTCAGGACGCAGAAAACATTTTTATGAAGTGTCCTATTCATGAGGGCAGCGACAACCCATTCGGTGTGTCTATTGCACTTGATAAGCAGGTATGGCGTTGCTGGACTCGTGGGTGTCACGATCACTATAGTTGTAATATTTGGGGATTCATCAAAGGTTGTCTGCAAACAGACTCATTCTCTGATGCACTCAAGTATGTTTGTAAATTGTATGATGTAAATGGAGCATCCAAAAATGGAACCAGTAGTAGTAATAATGATGGTGATAAGCCTGATGCTGATTTTAGTCAGCTTATACGTCAAATTAAAGGATATAGAAGAACAGAAAAAAGCTCATGTGAAATTGAGCATGTTGCAAGACCAAAAACTGAATCGTGTCCTTCGCCGTATTTCATTGCTAGAGGATACGAACCGGAAACGTTGCGATTTTTTGGGGTTCGAGAAACAACAAGTGATACCAGAGGCATCCTTCGATATAGGGCAACTATCCCCATCTGGGGCGTTGACAGAAGCTACTGTGGTTGGATCGCGAGATCTACACGAGATTTCATACAACCCAAATACATTTTTTCTAAGGGAATCAGAAAAACAGATTACCTCTACAACTACTACAACGCCACTGCGGGAGGTTCTAATTCCAGAGATTGGAAAAACGATACCCTCTTTCTGGTAGAGGGGCAGGGCGATGTTTGGAGACTATGGGAGTGCGGAGTCAAAAATGCAGTTGGACTATTTGGTAAAGACGTATCATCACAACAACGCAAGTTATTGCTTAGTAGTGGTGCGACCAGACTTGTTGTCCTCACTGACAACGACCAAGCAGGGCGAGAGTCGAAGATTAAAATTAAGCGAGAACTAGGAAGATTATTTAAGTTGGTGTTTCCCAAGATGCACACAAAAGATTTGGGAAGCATGACATGTGAACAAGTTGATAAGAATATTTTACAGGATTTAAAGGGGTACTATTAATGATTTTAGGAATATCAGGACGCAAGCAGGCAGGCAAGAATACTACTGCAAACATCCTACATGGAATTGTATTAAAAGAACAGGGCTTCATCAAAGATTGGAACCTTGGTTCTAATGGTCAGTTATTGATTCCATCCGATGGTGGTTCTGGATGGGGAGAGTTTTGGATAGAGCGTAAAGACGAAGAATTTGTAACTTGGGCAGATAATAATATGTGGCCCTTTGTTAAGCTCTACAGCTTTGCAGACTATTTAAAAACTATTTGTATGGAGTTATTCGATATCCCATTTAGGTGCTTGTACGGCACAGATGCGGAAAAGAACCAAACCCAAGAACATCTACTATGGGAAAACATGCCGGGAGTAATTTCTGAGTCTGCTGCCTTTCATTTAGAGTCGGATGGTCATTTGTACAACGGAAACCATAGACGTAAGTCCTTACTTAATCTCACCGTGCATGACCCCGGCCCAATGACCGCCCGTGAATTTATGCAGTTCTTTGGCACAGACGTTATGCGTAAGATGTACGAACCTATATGGGTAAAGTCTTGCATTGAGAAGATACAAAAAGAAAGGTCACAACTAGCAATAATTGCAGATATTCGCTTCCCCAACGAAGCGAAAGCTGTTGAACAAGCCGGTGGCAAGGTTGTTCGACTAACACGCGAGGTTTACGACGATAGCCATTCGAGTGAATCGGCTTTGGATGACTACCCCTTCACAGATTATATTGACAATAAAATTGAAAGCATCGACGTTCTGATGGTGAAGGTCAAAGAATTTTACCGTAACCTAAAGGAGCGACATGTTAGTAACCTATGTTAGAAGTTCATCATATAACAATTATGATTTTTGCCAAATGCAGTATTTCCTGACCTATAATCTAGGTTGGAGAGGTTCTAGCGGTAAACGAGCAGATATGGGAACTATGGCCCACAAGGTCATGGAAATTCTCGCTGGACTTAAAAAGTTTCAGCAGGACAATCCTCGTAGAAAATGGCTAGAAATTGAAGATGATAAGTGTGGCAAAGTCAGAGTTAGCAAGGATGATCTCTACACTGACGCTTTTGTAGACGAATTGATCGCCAGATCCATCAAGGATTACGGCGAAACATCTACCCACAAATTCTACCGTAAGGAACGTCAGGAGATTACTGATACTGTTTATACGTTCTTGACTTGGAATAATAGTCAATTCGACCCTAGACAAAGAAATATTTACTATCCAGAACCGCACTTCGACATGCCAATCGAGGAAGATTGGGCAAAGTTCGACTTCGTAGACGCTAGCGGAAACACCCAAAAAGGGCAGTTAGCTATCAAGGGCACAATTGACCTCGTTACACTTCTTGACGAAGATACAATTGAGGTGGTTGACTGGAAAAGCGGTCGTCGTCTGAACTGGGCTAGTGGCGAAGAAAAAACCTACGAAAAAATGATGAATGACCCACAGTTATTGCTGTATTTTTACGCTATGTCCAAGATGTTCCCTGATTTTCCCAATAGAATTATGAGTATTTTCTTTTATAAAGACATTGAGGGGAAACCAGATCCTACACCGTATAGTTTCTCTTTTACCAAGGAAGATGAAGACAGATTTCTAGGAATGCTCAGAAAGCGGGTAGAAGAAATTAGACAAAATACCAATCCATCCGTACTAGATCCAACCAGAACTGACTTTAGATGTAAATATTTATGTCATTTTTGCAAAAATAACTTCGAGGGCGAAACTGATAATATGTGTATAACTATAGAGAAGGAATTAGTTCAGCTTGGGATGGACGAGGTGGTGAAGAAACGCACTGCACCCGACTTTAATATTGGATTCTACGAGGCACCCGGATAATGAAAAGAGAGAATTCTTAAAGATTTCTGTCTCTGAGAGTCTAGCCGCAGTAGCGGGTTCGCAGCCTGAACGTGTCTCCAATTACAAAAATCACATAATGATGACCATAACGGTCGTGGGAGGCGAATAAGATGAAAAGGCGAGATTTTTTAACTTACGGAACTAGTTTTCTTGGTGGAGCATATCTAGCGAGCGACAATATCGCTGTTTCTTATGCTGATGAATATTCCCCCAAAATTACTAAAAACGACAAAAGCGTAATCTTTCTGTGGATGGGTGGAGGAGCGACTCACATCGAGACATTTAATCCCATCCCAAATTCCACAGTAGAAAGACGGTCTGCCACTGGTCATATAGAGACTAAAATTCCAACGGTAAAGATAGGTGGACTCTTCAAGGAAGTAGCTAAAAGATCTGATAAAATTAACATTGTCAGAAGTTTCGCTCATAAAGATTCTAACCATCAAACTGCTACTCATTGGGTTGTTGGTGGCGAGAGAAACCAAGGCAGTACTGTTCAGAATTATCCTAGTTACGGAGCTATGATTGCTGGCTATTACGGGCCAGTATCTCAACCTCATGGTCTACCCACCTATATTAAGATGAACAAAATTGATGGGGATGGAGCAGCTTTTCTTGGTCAGAAATATATGGGCTACGAAGCCAATAGAGAAGGCGTAGGCGATCTCCAGTTAAAGATGTCTAAGGAAAAATTCATGGAGAGAAAAGGTCTGCTAGACTTAGTAGAGAAACATTCTCCCTTCAAAGGACGAGGAGAAGACTGGAGAGAGTTCCAAAATCAAGCTCTCACGGCTATAACCGGCAAAGCGGCTGAAACTTTTAGAATTGAAGAAGATTCTAAATACGGTACATTTAAGGATGACCAGTTGGGCAAGGATGCCTTAGCCGCAGTCAGAGCTATACAGAACGGTGCCAAGTTTGTAAATATCCAGTATGGTGGCTGGGATATGCACAGTAATATAGTAAATTCGTTAAATACTAGACAGGTAACTCTAGATAGATATGTTGGCCTACTTATGGACGAGTTAGAGGTCAGGGGTTTATTTGAGAACACTCTTCTGGTTGTAGCCACAGAGTTTGGTAGAACGCCAAAAATAAACGGTAACGCAGGGCGTGACCACTGGAGTGGTAGTGTCCCCTTAATGTTTGCTGGTGGAGGATACGACTTGGGCCGTGTAATTGGAACCTCCAGTGCAAACGCCGAATTTCCAGAAAACGGTGAGTGCAGTCCTATAGATTTAAGATGGACTGTGTTAAACCATGTGGGAATCCACAAAAACAACACTTGGATGGGCATTAATGGAAGACCAATGCCTATTACTGGTAGTGAAGAGAAGAATATATTAACAGATATCCACGTAGGGGTAGGATAATAAAAAGAAGAAAATTTTATTATTATTAGTTAGAGTCGCAACACTTACCAATACGGTATAAATTATTTCCTCGATTACAACCTTATAGGAGTTAAAAATGCCCCTACCAGAAAAGCGTGACGGTGAAAAGCCCGTAGAATTTATTGCTCGCTGTATGAGTGATCCAAAAATTAACAAAGAATATCCAGATCAGAAGCAGCGTACAGCGGTCTGTATGAGCAAAGCCTGTGATGGGATGTCTCATATCGAAGCTGCTGACTTCCAGATCAACTTTGAAGAGTATGGATTTACAGAAGAGATTACAGAAGACAATTGGTACTGCCCTGCGGAAGCAGAATACGAGACGGATATTGATTGGGGTGAAGCGACAGAGGAATGGGACATTTCAGAAGCCAAACCCGGACTCTGGGAAAATATTCGTAAAAAGAAAGATCGTGAAGGTAAGAATTACAAACCAGCAAAGAAGGGCGACAAAGATCGACCTGATCCAGAGGCTTGGAAGAAAGCCCAATCGTTATGGAATAAAACCGTTGCTGAGTACGAAGAAGGTCAGATGCAACGTGAACAACTGATGAAGATGCACCGTCAGCTTATGGAAATCGAAGAATACTTAGAAGGCGTAAAGTTTGAAGATTGGACTAAAGATATGATTTCTAAGTCTGAAGTCTATATCCAAAACATTTATGACTTTATTAAGGCCAATAAAACAGAAGCCAGCTTCAAGTATGAAGATCCTAAGACTGGAGAAGTATACGAATATCAGCGTAAGGGCATCTATCGTAAAAATGGTCGCACTCTTGTTCCTGCTCGTGCTGCGGAATACCAAGGTCGCAAGGTTCAGCTTGGTAAACCTTTCCGTACTCCAAAGGGGCCAAAGAAAAGTGCTGTTTATGTTAAGAATGGTTCTGGCAAGGTTGTAATTGTTCGTTTTGGTGATCCTAATATGAAGATCAAGAAGAATATTCCTGAACGACGAAAATCATTCCGAGCTAGACATAACTGTGACAATCCCGGTCCTCGTTGGAAAGCACGATATTGGAGTTGTCGGGCATGGTAGAGAAGGACTTTTCTAAATGTCAGTGTCCAAAGGCGGGGTGGTGCGATCTTCTTAAAAAGGAAATGACCGCCACCCCTCCTAATTGGCAGTGGTGTCAAGAGCTAACAGAAGAAGGAAGAAAACAATATCACGACAGGGTTAACGGTGAAGTGAGAGTCGTCCGAAAAGCTACAGGTAAACACTTAGTAGGCACTGTAAACTTTGTTGATGATATTCCTGAACCAACAAGCGATTATGCAGTTTGCGTAATTCCAGCAAATGAAATGGCAATGAATCTTCTTGATGCTACCCGCGAAAACATCAAGAAGTACGCAGAAAAGTGTAATGCTGATTATATAGAATTGACAGGAGATCAGGTCGAAGAATTCCCTATTTCTAATAAATTCAGACTAGAGAAAGTTGCACAAACCTACGAGAAAACACTCTTTGTAGATTGCGATATTGTGATAAAAGAATCTGCACCAAATATATTCGAGATAACACCCAATGATAAGATCTCTGCTTTCGATGAATATCGCGTATACCTAGATCATCGGACCAACAACCATCTTTGGATAGATGATTCTATGCACAGAATCTCAAAGGCTCTTAATGTTGCTTATCGTGGAAAGACTATGCTAAATAGTGGATTTATGGTAATCCCTAAATCCTGCTCTCAATATTATTCCCAGCCGAAAGTTCCTTACCCACGCCTATGGTGCTTTGACCAAATGTGGTTGACTCTAAACACACCAATAGAAAAAATTTACAAACTGGGAAGAGAATGGAATAATGTTTTTGACGCATCAGATTTTTGGGAACGTTTTGAAGAAAGTTATGTTTTTCACTTTAACAACATGAGGGATACAGAGAGTTTTCACGAAGACTCTAGAAGACACGCCCTAGCTACGCTGGCAGAGAATACAAATATCTCAGAATTTGATCTTAAAACTTCTTCGATTTGGAGCGATGTTTTTCCAAAGGTAGAAGAATATGACTTACCCGAAAACATGGATGAAGTAGAGTTAGTAACGGTTCATTTTAATCCGACAGGCTCAGAAACCTTGAGAAAAACTCATTCACTTTTCTTAGAAGGTTTGAGGAATGTTGCACCATTCGTAAAGTGCTACGAACTACTATTCGACGATCAAGAGCAACAAATAGAAGGCTCGATAATTATAAGAGGTTCTTTGCAAAAGAATTGCTTGTGGCAAAAAGAAGCACTTCTAAATGTTGCAGTCAAAAACATTGAAGATGAAAAGAAGTATATTGTCTGGCTAGATCATGATTTATTGTTTTTAAACAAAGAATGGTTAAAAGTATCCATAAGCAAGATGGAATCAGGTTTTGATTTTGTTCAGTTGGTTACGGATCTTGGTTGGGCAGATAGGACAGGAAAAGTACACATATATAAACCATCGAGATTATCTGTACTCAGAGATCTCGAACCATACTCAGGGTGGTCAGATGCCTTTCCGAAAAATCCTTATGGAAACCCCGGACTTGTTTGGGGTGGTAGGGTCGATGCTCTAAAAAGAATGGGAGAGAATCCGTTTCCAAATGCTGTCATCGGGAGCGGAGACGAATATTTTGCCCTCGGCGTAACCAGAACGACAAAGGGGGGTGTTTCACTTATTGTAAAGATGATTGACGATCTTATAGCACAACCATATCTTCGGGCTACAGGGGTCAAATCAATAGAAGAGTGTCCACAAATAAAGAAATACGCACAATTTATGACAGAGAAAATAATTGATATGTCTAAATATTTGTTTTCCGTAACCACTGTAGAAAACTGCCCAGTTTATCATTTCTGGCATGGGGATAGCAAGCACAGACAATATGCAGAACGACATTCGATAATTCAAGAGTGTAATTTAGATTTGTATGAAGACGTATTCATAAATGATGAAGGCATATACGAGTTTGTTAAAGATAAATACGTTGCTTCCGAAAGGTTCTACAGATTTTTCTCAGAAAGAAAAGAATAATTTTAAGAAACCCCTTACAAAATAGCGACCCGTAGACTATAATAGGGTAGTCGAGCAAAACATTGAATTAAAAATTGAAAAGGATAACTATGAAGTGGTTTCCGCTACTGAACTACACCCACTATTCGCTACAGTACGGCTTTTCCAAGCCAAATGAGCTTGCTAAGAAGTGCAAGCAGAATTCTTACCCCGCATGTGGCATCGCTGATTACAAAACAATCAGTGGTGCTGTATCTTTCTATAAAGCCTGCATCGACAATGATATCAAACCTATTATTGGTTGTTCTTTCGATGGCTTTGCTCTTTTTGCCAAAAACCATGAGGGATGGCTGAACCTCATCGAGATTGTCTCTACAATTGATACAGACGGTAATGAGGATCGAGGCACTATGGTTCGCCTAGCACGACAAGGCAACCTTATTTGCATTGCCAATTCAGAGGCTCTGTCTCCAATTACTGGCGATGACTTTTACCAATGGTCTGATGCTTTCTTAAAAACTTTTTACTCAGATAAAAGCCAAGCAGATTTGCACAGGATTGTGCTTTGTGGAAAACTAAAGACCACTCTACATAAAGTAAAGAAGAATGGCGTGGAACAAGATGACCTTTCTGTATTCTTTGATTCTAGTGATTTTTACCTTAAAGACAAGTTAGAGTCTGCAAAGTTAGTTATCGACGACCCTCGTATGGATGAGTTTGATGAAATCTTAAACAAGGTAGAGAATTTTAATATTCTTAGCAAGCCCATCCTTCCCAAGTTTGATATACCGTCTGATTATAAAAGCGAGGGCGACTACCTACGTCACCTCGCAAGACAAGGTTGGATGACACTACTAAATGACAAGATCAAGAGTGAGCTAGATAGAAAAACCTATGGCGACAGATTTAACAAAGAGTTTGCCGTTATTGAAAAAGCAAATCTGTTTGGGTATTTTCTCATCGTTTGGGATATTTTAAATTGGTGTCGTGAGCAGGGCTGGATGGTAGGTCCGGGCCGTGGATCTGCTGCCGGTTGCCTTATTTCCTACCTAGTTGGTATTACAGAGATTGACCCCATCGAGTTTAATCTGCTGTTTGAACGATTCTACAATGAGGGTCGTAATACAGAAGATCACATCTCTTTACCTGATGTTGATATGGACGTTCCCGGAAATAAACGTGATGAGATCATCGCTAGACTCAAAGAGAAGTACGGATCTAACAATGTTAGTCAGATGCTCACGTTTGGTAGATTGCAAGGGCGAAGTGCGATGAAAGAAGTTCTTCGTGTAAATGATGCTTGTGGTTTTGCCGAAATGAACGAGATCACAAAGTACATTCCAGACGAAGCCGCCATTTCTGACCAACTTTCACAGATGGACGAAGAAGATCGCTCTATCATTCGCTGGACATTACAGAATCGTGCAGACGACCTTATGGACTACTGCCATATCGACGATGAGGGTAGATTGCAGGGAGACTTTGCAGAATACTTCCAGCAGGCCATTGATATTGAAGGTACATTTAAGACACAGGGAAAACACGCTGCTGGCGTTGTTATCTCTTCCGCACCACTATACAAAGTTTGCCCTATGGTGAACCAAAAGAGTGGCGGCGAAAAGATTGCGGGATTGGAAATGAACGATCTAGAAGCACTAGGTCACGTTAAGTTTGACCTTCTTGGGTTGAATCTCCTCGATAAATTGATGTATATTGAAGAATTGCTGGGAAAATCAGCATAACTACGTGTCTTGAAATTGATAGCTCGAAAGGGTATATCGAAGGAAACGTGCAGTGGTTGCACAAAAGGGTTAATATAATGAAAGGCAACATGGAAGAACAAGAGTTTTTAGACTTTTGTGAAGCTGTTACTTTTCAAAATAAAAGCCAAGAGATACAAAAAACTTTTTCACATTCAGATAGGAAATAACTATGAATCGGGATATCGTCGTGTTCGACTTTGAAACAGGAGGGCGTAACCCGCTCCGTTGCCAACCTACACAGATTGCTGCTATCGCACTTGACGGTAGGAACTTTAAGCTAAAGGGTTCATTTAATAGTATGATGCGTCCCATTATAGATGATGATGAAGCTATTGCCGCTGGTGTTGACCCTATTGAAGAAGGAGCGTTGAAAGTAACGGGGCAAACAAGAGAACAACTTGCCAAGGCACCACTACCAAAGGGCGTTTGGAAGAAGTTCTGTACGTTTGTCAATAAGTACAATTGGAAGGGCACGCCCTACTTCGCACCCATTCCCTGCGGATTCAACATTCTCGGATACGACATGAAGATCGTTGACAGGCTGTGCAAACAGTATGGACCGTATGATGACAAGCGATGCTGCCAGAAACTCTTTCATCAGATTTATAAAATTGACGTAATGGACGATGTGTGGATGTGGACAGAAGGAGATCCAAATGTTAAGTCTATTAGTATGGATAGCTTGCGAGAAAGAATGGGACTATCCAGTGAGAACGCTCACGATGCTCTCCAAGACGTTAAGGATACAGCAAATATCTGGATCAAACTGCAAAAGTCCAGACGAGCAGTCTACAGAAATATGAAATTTGAAAAAGCATTTGCCGATGGGAAATTGTTCGTATGAGCGACATTGAATTAGAGGAAATTAAAAGATATATTTTGTCTATACCAAAATTTAATCTAGAAGAAAGTATTTTAGGAGATTATTGAGATTTAAATGATTGACAAAAATGATCCAAAGGCTTGGGCCTTATACAAAGACGGATTGACTAAGGGGCTTTTTCAACTTGAGAGTAACCTTGGTCGTGCATGGTCCAAAAGAGTTGCACCGGAAAACCTTGAAGAACTAGCGGCATTGATCGCTATCATCAGGCCCGGAACGTTGAAGGCGGTTAGCGAGGGCAAGTCTATGACTCAGCACTTCGTAGACCGTAAACATAAAAGAGAAGATGTCGTTTATCCTCATCCTAGTCTAGAAGAAATTCTAGAGACCACGTATGGCGTACTTGTATACCAAGAACAGGCTATGCTTATCGCGGTTAAAGCTGCGGGATTCAATGAGATGGAGGCAGATAACCTTCGTAAAGCTATTGGTAAAAAGAAAGCGTCTCTCATGACTGAGATTCGTGGACAGTTTATTGAGGGGTGTGGGAAGGTCGGACTTGTAGATCAAGACGCTGCAAACCAGATTTTTGACTGGATTGAAAAGTCGTCTCGTTATTCTTTTAATAAGTCTCACGCCGTTGCCTATGCACTCGATTCATACTGGTCTGCGTACTATAAGGCGAACTACACAAAAGAGTTCTTCTTGTCCTATCTGTACTATGCGAATGAAAAGCAAGATACTCATCGGGAAATCTATGAGCTAGTAAACGAAGCTAAACTATTCAATATACTAGTAAAGACTCCTAAACTAAACAGGTTCTCTGAGAAGTTTGCCATCTTTGGCGATGACATTCAGTTTGGAGTTCGTGACGTTAAAGGTCTTACTGGTGTCACTGGTGATAAAGTTATCAAAGCTATTCACGAAACGTCAGAAGAAATCAATAAGCCTCTAAAAGATTTTACTTGGATGGATGTTCTCGTTTACATCGCACCTAAGATCACATCTACGGCTCTCAAGGCACTTTCTGGTATTGGATTTTTCTCTACCAAGTCAACTGGAGTGACTAGGAATCAAGCTCTTTACGAATACCTAATTTGGCGTGAGCTAACTAAGACAGAAGTAAAATGGGTAACAGAGAACTATCCTGAAAAGAAGTGGTCAAAACTACAGGATTGTTTCAAAGATCTGTCTCCTACCAAGAAGATGGGTGGTGGCTGTAGCAACGCCAATCGTAGTCAGATTGTGTACGGTGAGATTGAGATGCTAAAAAATCCACCATATGAAATGTCTGATGAGCCGCAATGGGTTATTGCAGAAGAGGTCAAACTCTTGGGTTGTCCAATTTCGTATCAATACACAGATGCTATCGACGCATCAATCGCTAACACTACATGTCAAGAAGTAGCCAACGGAAAGTTTGGCAAGGATATTTGCATTGTAGCGAATGTCCAACGTGTAGCTAATCATAAAATTAACAAGAAGAATAGCAAGCAAAAGGGCCGGATTATGTCGTTCCTGACAATCGAAGATGCCACTTGCTCTCTAGACAATGTTATCGTTTTCCCAGACGCAAGAGACAAATATCAGTTTGTTCTCTATGAAGGTGCCAATCTCATGCTCTGCGGTGAGATCGAGAAGGATAATTCGTTTATTGTTAATAAAATTCACGAAATGTAGTTGTAAAAAACTGATTAGTGAGCTATAATAAGGAGTACACATGAACCATTGTATTTTTACAGGGTATCTATTATTTGACCCAAATGTGGGTTACGAACCGAATCCATCAGTTTGCACTTTTAAACTGGTAACATACGAGTACACAAGAAACAGGCGTGGTGAAAAGAAGCGTTACCCAACAACCGTAACCTTCCAAGCCTTTGATAGTGGTGCAGATGCCATCGCTAAACTAGGAAAGAGGGGGATGAAAATGACCGTACACGCTTCTGCCAGAAACGGTGTTCTTAAAACCGACTCTGTGGACGATATTATTTTTAGAGTTAATCAATTCGACTTTGGATGTTTGGACAAGGAATAAGATGAGAAAAAAACGAATTCTGTTCTGTAGCGAAGCTACTTTCCTTAACACTGGATACGCGACCTACACTCGTGAGATCTTGAATTACCTACACTCCACTGGAAAATATGAGCTTGCAGAATTGGCAGCTTACGGTCAACGAAATGACCCAAGGGCAGCAAATATTCCTTGGAAATTCTACGGCGTTCAGCCAAACACAGACTGCGAACCGAAGGCAAGTCAGGAAGAACTTCAGGCGTTTGGATCATCCGCTACAAACCAATTTGGAGAATGGATTTTTGAGCATGTTTGCTTAGATTTCTTGCCTGATATCGTGTGCGATATTCGAGACTTTTGGATGCTCGACTTCGCAGAGAGAAGCCCTTTTCGACCCTATTTCGATTGGGTAATTATGCCAACGGTCGATGCTAGACCGCAAGCACGACAGTGGATTTCAACATATGCTGGTGCTGATGCTTGTCTGACATACTCTGATTGGGCAGGAACTGTACTTGCAGATCAGTCTGGTGGTAAGATTAAGTATCATGGATCTTCACCGCCTTCTGCTCATCCAGCATATCACCCCATTGAAGATAAGAAAGCACACAAGCTATCTATGGGGATTGACCCAGAATATAAAATCATTGGAACTGTTATGCGTAATCAACGACGTAAACTGTACCCAGATTTATTTGAAGCATTTAGGAAATTCTTAGATAAGTCGGAAAGCAAGAAGTATTATCTTTATTGTCATACTTCTTATCCTGATCTTGGTTGGGATATTCCAGAGTTAATCTTGCAAAACAACCTGTCTTCACATATTTTGTTCACCTATATCTGTCCTGAGACAAAAAAGCCATTCCCATCATTGTTTAAGGGTGCTGTAGCACAGTCTCCATACACTGGAAAATGGGGTTCTACTCTATCAAACGTAAAGAATGGTGCGTCTTACGAGGATCTGTCTCGAATCCAGAACCTCTTTGATCTTTACACTCAGTATGCTAACTGTGAAGGTTTTGGCTTGCCCTATGTAGAAGCTGCTGCTTGTGGCGTTCCAGTATGCGGCACTGACTACTCTGCTATGGAGAGTGAGATTCGTAAACTGCAAGGTCATCCCATCAAACCGGCTGCACTTTATAAAGAGTTAGAGACTGGTTGTCTTCGTGCTGTTCCAGATAATGATGCGGCAGCGGAATATTTCCGTCACTTCTTTGAAGATAAAACTGACGAAGAACGTGCCGCAGAAGGTAAGCGAACAAGGAAGAACTTTGAAAAGCACTTCCAGTGGCACCTTAGTGGAAACAAGTGGGAGCAAATCTTTGACAATGCTCCTATTAGACCTATTGAGCAAACTTGGGCTTCGCCTCCACGGGTTCTAGATCCCGCAGGTAAGATTCCAGATGACCAATTGGAGAATGTAAGTCCAACTATGCAGGCTCAGTACCTTATCAGAAATGTTCTGAGAGATCCATCAAGGGTAGGAACATTTTTTGAATCTAGAATGATCAGAGATTTAACTTATAAGTCGTCTACGGGATCAACTGGTGGTATGTACTTTAATGAATGTAGTCAGGCATTTGATGGTGCAAATCAGAGACAAGTTTTTGATTTTCATGTTGCTTACGATTCTATGGTGGCACAAAGGGGTAGAATCAATAGCTGGGAACAAAAACGAATCGAAGTACTAAAAAATAAGGGAGTTATTAAGTGAAAACAATCGTAGTAACAGGATGTGCAGGACTACTTGGTTCTCATTTTAGTCGGCACCTTTTAAGCAAGGGGTATAGGGTCATTGGTATTGATGACCTTAGTGGTGGGTACGCTGATTATTTACCATCAGAACTTAAAGAGGGGTTTGAATTCTGGCCCTTGGATTTGACAGATGGTTCATGGACTCCAAAATCACTTGAGCATATCTTTGATCCCCGTAGAGATGTCGTGGCTTGCTATCACTTCGCAGCGTATGCTGCGGAAGGATTGTCGCCCTTTATCCGCACGTTCAACTACAAGAACAATGTTCTGGCCTCCGCTGCCGTTATCAACGCCTGTATCAACAACAACGTAAAGCTGATCTTCACTAGCAGTATGGCTGTTTACGGAAACCATTCCGCACCATTTTTCGAGCAAATGACTCCAGAACCAATCGACCCTTATGGTATTGCAAAGTACACTGTTGAACAAGATATCAAAGTTGCAAATCAGCAACACGGATTACGCTATAATATCATTCGTCCACATAATGTCGTTGGTATCTATCAAAATATCTGGGACAAATATCGTAACGTTGCAGGCATTTTTATTCGTCGCATCCTTGATGGTGAACCAATGCTCATCTACGGAGATGGCGAACAGACTCGTGCGTTTTCTGACATCAAGTATTACATGAAACCTTTTGAGCAACTTATCGACGGTCACGATAATGAACTTTTCAATATTGGTGCAGACAGGGCGTACACAATTAATGAGCTTGCAAATACAGTTCAACGTGTAGCTTGGAAGAATGGTTTTGAAGCAGAGAAGAAGCACGTAGAGGGTCGTCACGAAGCTAAACACGCTTTTTGCGACCACTCCAAAGCGAAAGAGATGTTGAACTTTAGCGACGACACTAATCTAGAAGAAACGGTTGATGAAATGTTCAAATGGGCCATCGTTCAGCCAAAAAGAGAAACTAAGAAGATGCAGTACGAAGTACACAAGGGGATTTATGACTACTGGAAATAAAAAAGTAGACGAACATTATAATGTGGAATGTTCTAGGAGTAGCGATATTAATGAGCATCTCCAATGGATTGGGAGTGTTAAAAAGAAATGACTAAATTGCAGTTGCTAGATGTAGCAGTATTTACTTTCTGTTGGGGTACAGAGCACGTAGAGAAATCTCTCAGAGCCATGCTGATTGCGATGGATCAGGTAGACTTCAAACGTAGCGTCCTGATTACTGATAGTTCTAAAACTGATTTATCTTTATTCGGCCAAGTCATTGATAGACACAATATCGAAGTGTGTGATATGAGTGTCGATCTCAATGGCAACCTTCAGAATGATGACGCGAATCGAAGTGGATTCTGCGAAAGTTTCGTTCAGCAAACTAATAAGTATATTTTTGACGATTTCTGTTTGAATGTTCAGCATGACTCGACTATAATAGATATAGAGAAGTGGGATAATCGCTTCTTGCAGTATGATTATATTGGTGCCCCTTGGCCTATGCACATCATTCAAGCGAGCGATATGGTTGCTGGACGCATAGAAGAAATCCCGAACGTTGTTGGCAACGGAGGGTTTTCTTTGAGAACACGAGCATTTGTAGAGGAATCAGCAAAACTAGGATGGGAACACAAGAACGAAGACCTTAATATTTGTGTTTTCAATTATGACACTATGACCTCCGCAGGAATTAAGTTTGCACCACCAGAACTAGCAGCACAATTTTCTAAAGAACATCAAACACCTTTTGGTATTTTTAATAGAAATATGCTGTTTAGTTATAACTCTTTTGGTTTTCACGGCGAGTTTAATTCTGCGGGTATGGAGTTCATTCAAGACTACGATTTAAAAGGAATGGTATGAAAGTTTTAGATACGAGAGATGACTATCTAGACTACATCAAAACACTGCTTCCAGAAAACCCGAAAGTTCTGGAGATTGGTGTAGAGCATGGGCATTTTTCAGAAAAGATTATGAAAGTTCTGGAGCCATCAGAGCTTCACTTGTTAGACCCTTGGGACTGGAATCTCGACAATGGACTGGTCTATCAAGAAGGTCATATGAGAAATGTACCCACTGCTCACAGCAATGTGAACATGCAGATTGTGCTGGAGAGAAAGTACGAAAAAGAAATTGCAGAAGGCAGAATTCATATCCACAGAGGGTACTCTCATGAACTAGTCGATGAATTTGAAACAGCATACTTTGACTTTATTTATTTAGATGGTTGTCATTTGTATGAGTCTGTAAAGAAAGACATCGAGTGCTATGTGCTTAAGGTGCAACCTGAAGGCGTTTTGGGTGGGCACGATTACATTAGTCAGGAAACGTTGTTTATTCAAGAGGGTGTTACCTATACCAATCAACTTGGATACGGAATTAAACAGGCCGTAGACGAATATTTAGAATCCAATCCGGTAGTTGGGATGTGTGCCTTAGTTAGTAGCGATATGCCATTTCCTGATTGGGCAATTAGGAGGAAAAAATAATGAAAGTTTTATACATTGGATATTACAAAGAACATAGCGATTGGGGTAAGATTGCTAGGAACAACATTCTAGCCCTAGATTCTGCTGGCGTAGATGTTGCATGTCGGTCAATTGTATTTGGCATCGACCATACTCCAGAAGAAATGAGAAGGTTTGAAGAAAAAGACATTGAAGATTGCGATGTTTGTATACAGCACTTATTCCCAGACCATATGCTTCCATCGTCTAAATTCAAGAAAAACATCGCTATTTTAGCAAATGAATTTGTTGAAGCTAAACACTCTACTATTATAGAAAAGCTAGATCGTTTCGATCAGATTTGGGTTCCAAGTGCGGGGGCTGAAATTGCTTTTAAGGATACGCCTATCGAAGATAAGATTAAACGAGTCCCATATGCATTTAACAAAGATAACTACAAAGCCACTACTAGTGCAATAAATGGGGGGATTGAAACAAAAGATAAGTTCAGATTCTATACCATTATCAATAATGAGGGTGATGGAGTAGAAAGAGTATTGAGATGTTTCCATTCCGAGTTTGATGACACAGATAATGTTGTACTCCTGTTAGGTGTAGACGAATCATGTAACAAGCAACTTATCGACCAGAAGATTGAAAAGGTAAAAACAGACTTAGGACTCAAGCCGCAAGCATCCGATTACAGGAAAGACGTATTCGTTCCAAGACTAAGCGGGTCTCATGAGCCACTTCATATTTTTTCAGATTGTTATGTTAGTTGTGGAACTCAAAGAACTTTGAATCTAGAAGAGTTTGAAGCCTTCGCCTTTGGCAACACACCAATTGTACCAAATTCAACAGACGCAGAGGAATACTTTTATGATTATGAATGTGTTGTAGCATCTATCTATCAAACAAATACAAACCGATCAAAAATGTGGCCGGATTTGAACAATGGCAAGGACTATGTTATCATACCTTGCGAAAAAGAAATGAAAGAGACGATGAGAAAATTGTACAGTGCTTGGTCAGAAAACCCAGTCATTTATAGTGTAAATAGAAAAAGAGAAGCATTTGAAATATTGGAAGTAATGTCGCTAGAAAATATAGGAAATTATATGAAGGAGAATCTAAATGCTTAAAATTCACTCTTTGATTCAAAAAGTGCAAAGGCCAAAAGACAAGGTTTATAACATCCTAACCTTCAATACTCATGAGCGTTACCAGACTCAAGTTGCAAAGACTGGTCATAATTTTTACGCATTTAATTTTGATGGCGGGAAAGATTGGCTTACTGAACATGCACCCATGCCAAGTAATTACTATCAACTTCCCAAAAATTCTGTTTTTCCGGGTGTAACCTTTGACTTTATTTTTGTCAATAGTAAATTTGGACAATATCAAATTGCTGAACAGATTAACTCTTCTTTGCAGTTGCCAGTATTGTGCTTAGAGCATACGTTGCCACATCTTAACTGGCCTGCGGAGCATCTTCTGCAATTCCAGAAAATGCGTGGTGATGTCAATGTATTTATTACGGAATATTCTAAAAGTAAATGGGGTATTCCCGGTGAAGTGATTTACCACTCTATTGATGCAGAGTTATTTAAACCGTCTGACGTTGAACGTAAACCTCAAGTCCTAACCGTTGCTCACGACTTTATTAATCGTGACTATGCTTTAAATTTCAATGGTTGGAATAGGATTACAGATGGGATGAATAGAGTTGTAGTTGGAGAGACAGAAGGGTTATCCAAAGCAGCAGCATCGGTGGATGAGTTGGTGAAGCAGTATCAAGAGTCTTTGGTTTATATTAATCCAAGCACTCTCAGTCCTGTTCCTACATCCATGTTAGAAGCCATGTCGTGCGGCTGTGCGGTCGTTTCTACGAATACGTGTGATATTCCAAATATTATTAAACACGGCGAGAACGGCTTTCTGAGCAACGATGAGGGCGAATTGAGAGGTTATATCGAAAAACTATTAGCTGATCCAGAACTAGCAAAGAAAATAGGAGAATCTGCCAGACAAACTATTCTAGAAAGGTTCTCAGAAGATAGGTTTATTAATGAGTGGAACACTACTTTTGACAAAACATATGGAGTAATTAAATGAAACTACAAATTATCAGACCAGAGCAAGATACGATTGGCGGCTACGAGGTAGCACAAATTACACAGCCTAATTCGCTTGAGTTGTCCCATATTGTAGACAATTCTTGTGAATCTATTCTAGCGGCAGATTTAATGGATTCTTTCAGTTCTAATACTGTGCGGCAGGTTTGTCAAGCATTAGTATCCAAACTTAGGCTCGGCGGTGAAGTTTCTATTGGTGGAACAGACGTTAGATTTTTCTATAAATTTCTGGCGAACGGTCTTCTTGATGTAGAGAGTGCGTGTCAAATTATTACCGCTACATATTCCATGTCTACCTCTGATATGGCTGTAGAGGCATTGAAAAGTCTAGGGTTAGAAATCCTCACTGTGCATATGGATGGACTACACTACGAGGTTAAAGGAGTGAGGAAATAATGGATTGTAGCAAGTGTGTGTTTAAGATGGAAAATGAAGGCGTTCAAACAGGATGTAGTGTTGGTCGCCTTCAGAAATTGATTGATAAAGGCAAGGCTGATTTGAAGACATTAATGTTTGGTATGCCAGCAAGCGAGACTGTGTACGAATTGACCCAGTTTTGCAATATGTACAGGGAAGAAGAGTGTGACATAGATAAGCAAAGATACAATGTAATGCCTCTATTCGGAATTATTGCATCTCTTAAGCCTGAAGATACTTTTGAAGAGGTTGACGCACTGTGTAAACATCTTGAGTCTCTGAAATATCCAAAGGAAAAGCTGAAGATCGTAATTTCAGCACCTAGCGGTCTAAAATATGCAGATAGTCTATTGCATAGATTTATGATGTTAAAAGAAAACTTTATCGCAGCAGAGTTGGTGCTACATCTGCACAACGAAGCAAATGCAAGAGACAATGAAACGTTTAAAAAAATGTTAGAAGCTACCTATTTTGTCAAGATGAACGTGAAAGACAGATTTAACCTAGACGTTTTTCAGGTAGTAGATAAAATGCTTAATGACGAACTGAAACAACTGTGTTTTATAGAAAATAATTCAATACACATCGTGCTAAAGAGTGTCATTCAGCAAATATATTACAATTATGGAAGCTATGAAAAAGCCGTAAAAGGCTTGAAAACAATCTCTATGGAGCAGGGCAAATATGAAAAAATCTAATAGCTTCATTACAAACGCTAGATCTAATAATTCTGGGTTACTCAGAGATGGGAAGATAACTGTAATACTTCTGGCTGAAAATTATGGCTACAGGATGAAGTCTTACGGTTCCATCTCTTTGATAGAATTTGAAGGTCAAACGTTATTAGAAAGACAAGTAAGTGCGATTAAGTCTGTTTTTTTAGAGTCCGAAATAATCTTATGTTCAGGTTTTGAAACAAACAAAGTTTACCACTTTGTAAACTCTAAATTCCCAAGCAGTTATAACATTAGAATAGTAGAAAATCAAGTTTATTATCATTCAAATTGTTGTGAGGGTCTGAGATTATGCATGAACAATACGACCAACAACAGGATATTAGTATGCGGTGGTGGTGTAGTGCTGACACCAAAATTCTTGAAAAGTCTTAATCTTAGAAAGTCATCAATATTAACTCAGGTGGGAAAGAAAGAAGACACATTTGAGATAGGGGTGATACCAAACGATTCAAGATTAGAAAATATGTCTCTAGCGATTAAAGACAATGTATGGACCGAGCTACTGTACTTGACAGGAGAGCCACTCGTAAAATCTTTCTACAACTTAATATCCAAGGCAGAACTTAAAAACAAATTTCTGTTTGAGGCTATAAACTTATGGAAAGGCAGAAAGCAACTAAGTATTTTTGAAAACGATTCTGACCCAATATTTAAAATTGACAACATAAAAACCCTCAAAAGGATAACCAATGAAAATTTTGTTCCATAATTACGCAAGTTCAACCTCTACAGAACCTCTGTACCTTCATAACGCATTGCAAAAGTGCGGAGTGGAGAGCTTTATTTGGGGCGATCCCAGTATGAGTGCTTACGATGTTTTTGACACTACAAAGCCAGATGTATTTGTAACGCACTTCAAGACATTTAGTCAAGACATTTTTCAATACATGGAACAGAATAATGGATGCTCTCTAGTATTGAATGTAACTGGTGCATCTCAGTCACAAGTTGACTCTATCGAGAAAGAACTAGAGAAGTCGAGTATCAAGGTGTCTTTCTTGTTTACGAACAGTCTTGAAAATAAAATAAAAACAAAACTCAAGCTACACAACCTTCTACCTGCGGCAGACCTGTTTAATCTTCCACCTCAACAAAATGTTAAGTCTATTTTGCCAGAAGCTATAATCTCTGATAAATTTGACGAAAATGTTGAGAATTATATTGGTGAAAAGGACGTTTTCAATCTATTATATATTACGGAGGGAGACAAAGACAGCAACTTTGACATAAGGGTAAATGTCAGAAACCTTTCCCAACTTTACAGAGTGTATGACAAGATGTCTTTAGTTGGAGACAATAACTTGTGTTGCTCTCAGTTGTTCTTTGACATGGCGATGTATTCCGACAATCCAGTTATTATAAGTTCGGACCAAGAAGGTTTCAATAAGTTTTTGGAGAATGTCTTCCAAGAGGCAAACCCTGAAGACAATTTAATGGGTGAAATTAGAAACCAAATCAAAAATAGGCATACACCATTTCATAGAGCTTGGAGATTAATGAAATTCTTGGGTGACAAAGATGCGATGTCTAAAATTGACAACGTAAAAAATCAACTACCAACATTGATTAAGGATATGAAATGAAACTATTGGTACAATTCCCAACATACGGAAGATCGGAGAAGTTCCTCCGTGTGCTGGACCAATACGTTGAGACGGTGAGTCCTCACCATGACGTATTTTTTAACATTAATTGTGATCTGAATGATTTAACTATGACAAATGCTTATATCCAAGAAAGGATTAAGTTTATCTTGGGTAAGATGTCTAATGTAAGTGGAGTAGTTAATTATGATGAGAACACCAACAAGATCAGTGCAATCAACGATCACATCGACGAGCATGAGTTTGACATCGTTATTTGTGCCAGCGACGATATGGTTCCCAAGGCTTTGGGTTGGGACAATGAGATTGCGATTGCCATGCAAGAACACTTTCCAGATCTAGATGGTTGTATTCATTTTAATGATGGGAACACAGATGGAGAACTTATTACCTTTTCTATTCTTGGAAAAGCATTGTATGACCATTTTGGTTACATCTATCACCCAGACTACAAAAGCCTTTATTGCGACGATGAGTTCACGCAAGAGGTAAAACGTATGGGTAAAGAGAAGTATATCAATAAAGTCATTATCTCTCATGAGCATTGGAGTATTGAAGGTTCTGAGAATCATAATCAAGCAGATATCGCTGTTCAAAAAACCCTGCACTACTCTGGGCGAGATCAGCTTGTGTTTAACGAGCGTAAAAAGATGGGCTTCCCTAAGCAAAGGATAACAAATGACTAAAGTTATTGGTTTCTCTCTATGGGGAGACAATCCAAAATATACTGTCGGTGCAATAAGAAACGCACAACTCGCACCTGAGATTTATCCGGGTTGGGAGTGCCACTTTTATATTGGCGATGATGTGCCGCAAGATGTCATTGATACACTATCCACTGATAACACTGTTATTCTAATGAATGGATCAGGCTGGAACGCTACCTTTTGGCGTTTCCTGTCTGCTGATAAGGCTGATGTTTTTATTTCAAGAGATACAGACTCTCGGCTAAGCCCAAGAGAAAAAGCCGCAGTAGACGAATGGCTTGCTAGTGATAAAGACTTTCACATCATGCGTGACCATCCATACCACCAAACAGAGATTCTTGCGGGAATGTGGGGTTGTAGAAATGGCATCCTTAGTGGCATCAGAGATATGGTGTTTAACTATGATATGAGAGACTACGATCAGACATATCAGAACGATCAGAACTTTTTAAGAGAGGTCGTTTGGCCTATAGTCCGAGATAAAACATTTGTTCATGACCCATATTTTAGCGTAGGGCATGAATTTCCAACCGTGAGAGAGGATACTCAAGACTTCGTTGGGCAAGTATTTGATGAAAAAGAAAGGCCACAATTTTGAAAATCTTAATTATACAAGAAAACGGTCATCATGACCTAAACAGAAACTTTAGAGAATGTTTTTGTCTAAAGCGTGGTTTTGAGCATCATGGTGCTACAGTAGAAATTTGGGGTAAGGGTCACGATGGTTTCGATCCAAATCCAGACCAGCGAATGTATGACCAATATTTCAGCCACTTCGATCTAGTGATTGCTATTGAAAACTGGGACTGGATGCCAGATATGAGTAGAATACACACCAAGAAATTTATCTGGGCGATTGACGCACACTGTAAAGGCTCGCGAGTATACGAGCAGTATGGATTTGACAAGGTTCTACATGCTTCCTCGATGTTTGCAGAGGATGGTTGTTGGCTTCCAAATTGCTACGACGACACTATTATTTATCCGTTAGAAAATTTACACTACTGGGAAGAAAATATCGACTACAAAAGTCATGGCATTGGTTTCTGTGGCAATGTAGTAAATAGACAGCCATACATTGACATATTAAAGGCTAATTTCCCACAGTTTAGATTTGACGAATTTGTGATTGGGCCGGACATGGTTGAGGCAGTCAATTCATATCTTGTGCATTGGAACGCTAATATTGGAGTTGATGTAAATTACAGAAACTTCGAAACGATGGGTTGTCAAACAATGCTTTTAACCTCTGAACACTCCGCCTACGGCCCGCTTGGAATTAAAGACGGAGTAAACTGCCTTACTTATAGCAATACGATGGAAATGATTAACAAAGCTAAATATGCAATTGACAATGATAATTATAGAGAAGACATTGCGAGGGAGGGCTATGAACTCGTTAAACAAAACCATACCTATAAAAATAGGGCACAACAAATATTGGAGATGCTATGAGAATAGTCGGACTTATGCTCGCCTCGAACAATGAGGAAAATGGTCGTTCTTATATGGACATGGTAACTGCCTGTAAAGAAACATGGATCGCAAACAGGCACCCTAATGTAGAAGTTATCGCTACTTGGGGTAAAACATACCAACCTTACATTACAGAAAAAGTAAAAGAAGGAGAGTGGACACTCACTCAAGAAAATGATCTTCTGATAAATACAGAGGAACATAGAGCGAATCTACTTATCAAGACAATTAAGGGCATGGAATGTGCCTTATTGAAATACCCAGATTTGGACTATGTTTTTAGACCAAACTGCGGTAGCTACGTCAAAACAGACTTGTTGTATGAATTTTTGCAGGACAGGCCGAAAGAAAAGTATTTCGGAGGTATTCTTGGTAAGCACGAAGGTATTCCATTCATCTCTGGTGCATGTATGTTGTTCAGTAGAGATGTTGTAGAATTGATAGTAGAAAATCAAGATAAGATCAATTTAGATGGTTGGAAAATGATAGACGATGTAAGTCTCGCCCAGTATCTTTGTTCAGAAGGTATCGAGCCAACGGGGGATGGACATAGAGTCCTAGCTGGTAATGAACAGGAACTAAGAGATTCTTGGGATAGGAAATGTTACCACTATTACTTCTGCCACACAATTAATCCAGAGTTAATTCGTAAGACACACTTATTGTTTAGGGGGTCTGCTAAATGAAGATTGATAGAATCATTACATCAATAAATGATAACCCGGATTATATCTCTTTTGCACAATTTACGTGTTGGGCATGGCATAAGCTAGGTTATAAAGTAACGTTAAACATTGTTGGAAACCACACCGTTGACGTAGGGGAGACTGCTGACGTTGTGAACTGGGACAATCTACCGCATGTAGAGAGTAAAAAGCAATCTCAGTTTATTAGGATGTATAACGCAAGCACATATGGCGACGAAGTGTGTATGATTGCAGACATTGATATGGTCCCCTTGAGTGATGCACCTCTTATAGCTTATGGTAGGGTTCCAGAAGATCATATAGCTCAATTCGGCTATGAGCATCCGGCCTTCCAGAGACATCCAGATATTGGAAAATGGCCCATGCATGGTACTGCTGGAAAGGGTGGTACGTTCAAGGAAATCATTAACCCGAACGATAAGAGTTTGACAGCTTGTGTTTCGGGTTGGGATATTTCCATGCCAGACTATCGAGCGAGACCTATGATGAATGGATATTTTTGTGACGAATCTCTAATCAAATGCCTTCTAGATAATTGGTCGGGAAAAGACAGTAGAGTGAGTAGAATACTGAGAAAAGAGTCTGGAGATTTTAAACAACACGCAGACGGAGGATATACTGTTTATGGAAGAATAGACAGAGAAAAATGGAAAACCTTAGAGGGTGAAAACTTACAAGATTACTTTGAAATTCATGGGCCAAGACCCTTTACGCAAGAATGGTACAGTCCGGTTACTAAGCATTTACAGGAGATAACGAAATGAGTTGGCAAGGTCATAGTCACAGAAAAGTCCTAGAAGCAATAATGAAATGCTTGGACATTAAAAGCGTATTTGAATTCGGTAGTGGGCTAGGTAGTACACCTATATTTCTTGAGGGGTCTAGTGAAGTTCATAGTGTAGAAATGCAAAGCGAAGAATGGTTTCAAGCAGTCCAAAAAGAACTAGGTCATAATAAGCATTTTAAATATGAAATCATGATGGGGCCAACTGATGCAATAACTTATTTTTCTAATCTAGGAAAGAGATACGATTTGGTTTTTGTTGATGGTCATGGATCAAGTAGGCCAGAATGTATAAATGAGGCGTTTAAATTTACGAATATTGTTGCAACCCACGACACAGAAACATCAAGCTATGGTTGGGATAGAATTCTAAAACCCGAAGGTTGGACTAGATTAGATTATACGCTTGAGTCCCCTTGGACAACAATATTTTTCAATGAATCATCAGACATGGATAAATTGACAAAGGAATTAAATATATGAAAATATTATTAACTGGTGGTTCGGGATTTCTAGGAAAGAATATCGTAGGTCATTTCAATGTAGTGAATATCTGTGACGGTTCTTCGTGGAACTCACTTAGTGATGGTCCGGGCGGCACTGTATTAGAAGACAAATCTGAACTAAGCTACAATGTAATACCTATGAGTAGCAAGATCTACGACCTTAGAGACAGCTATGCTTGTAAGAAAGCATTAGAATATTATACCCCCGATGTTGTTGTTCATGCTGCTGGTAGTGTTGGTGGTATTCTAGCTAACCGTGAAAATCCCGGAAAGTTTATGTACGACAATCTTGCTATGGGTATGAACATGATGGAGCGTACTCGACAATACCGAGATAAAACTCAGAAAGATGTAAAGTTTATCATGTTGGGTACAGTTTGTGCATATCCAAAGCACACACCGACACCATTCTTGGAAAGCTACCTATGGGAAGGTTATCCAGAGGAAACTAACGCACCTTATGGTATCGCTAAGAAGACTTTGATGAAGATGGGCGAGACTTATTATGAACAATATGGGATGAATATTGTTAATCTCATTCCTGTAAACATGTACGGCCCATACGATCATTTTAATCTCACAAGTAGCCATGTAATACCTGCCCTTATTTTGAAGTTTTATAACGCCATTAAAAACGGCGAGCAAGAAATCAACGTTTGGGGTACAGGTACAGCGTCTAGAGAGTTTTTGTATGCTGGCGATTGTGCCGAAGCGATTCGTTTGGCTATTCATAACGACGTTGGGCCAGAACCAATCAATATTGGAACTGGCAAAGAGATCACAATTCATGACCTAGTGACTGAGATTGCAGAACAAATGGGATATGAAGGAACAATCAGGTGGGAAACAGATAAACCTGATGGGCAACCTCGTCGTTGTCTAAACACCCATCAGGCTACTGAGAAGTTGAACTTTAGAGCTTCAACAGATTTACAAGCTGGACTTAAACATACAATAGAATGGTTTTTAAAGGAGAATAAATAATGAACTTAGGATTTTTCGTACCTACTAGTGCTGGCACTCCACAAAATACAAAGATTTACAATTTTCTAAACAATTCAGTTGAAGACCTCACCTCCGCTTCTGTATTTTTCAACGACATTGGGTTTAATCCTGTAGCTCCTAGATTTGGAATGTTTGACTCTGCTGATATGTGGAGCTTTAGTGGCAACCTAGTTTGTACCACAATAGATAATTTAAGAAGGGCGGTGTCAACTGTCAACAATATTAAACTTGTATATCTCTTTAGTTCCAGTGAAGATATAGAAAAAAACTTGTTTGACTTTGTTGGTATAGCACAGACATATAAGGTACTCGTAGATAATCTAGTAGACTATAACACGTTTTACAGACTGACAGGGCACAAGCCGGTTCTCGTAGAGGATTGGTCGGTCGATAAATTAAAGGAGATTTTCAATGGCTAGTTTTGACGATAAAGTTGTTAGCTTGTATAATGAGCAAAATAAAAGTACGTATGAGATTGCGAAACAACTAAGCACTTACCCAAATAAGATTAGGCGAACACTAATTAAGCATGGGTATGAGTTGAAGGATAAAAGTGCGGCACAAAAAGCTGCACTAAAATCTGGTCGCAGTTCTCACCCCACTGCCGGTAAAAAAAGAACTGACGCTGAGAAGATCGCAATTAGTCAGAGTCTCGTGAACTACTGGGAGGAAATGAGCGACAAAGAGAAAGCTCGAAGAGTCAAGCAGGCAAAAAATAACTGGCAAAATATGTCTGCAAAACAGAAAGAAGAAATGCGATCTAAGGGTATTGCTGCAATTAGAACTGCCGCAAAAGAAGGCTCTAAAATGGAGCTATGGGTAAAAGGGAAACTAGAAGAAGCTGGTTTCTCGGTCAGGATGCATGTTTTAATAATTCCGGCAGAAAATCTGGAAATTGACTTGTACATTCCTGATTTGAAGACTATAATAGAGGTAGACGGGCCAAGTCATTTCTTACCTATTTGGGGAGAGAAAAAGCTCCAGAAACAGGTAAATGCAGACTTAAGAAAGTCAGGTGCCCTTTTGTCTAAAGGATACGCAGTGATCCGTTTGAAGTCACTGGGACAGGAAAGTTTGGCAAAACGTGAAGAGATGTTGTCATCTGTAGTAGATGAAGTAACCAAGATCTCTAAAAAGTTTCCGCCAAAAGGTAAACGTTTTATTGAGGTTGAATAATGGATAATGATGATTTGTTCGTGGGCGTAGCTCTTGATACTCCACAAAATGTTGACACTAGTGTAAAGGACGAGATTGTGACAGAAGGACCAAGCCCCACTGATATAGAGTGGAATGACTATGTTTTAGGGCTGTTTGATGAGAATGAACTGTACGATGGGCGACCATTGTGTGCAGGGTTGAGGAGAGTAGCAGAACTTCTGCTAGGAAGGATCGTTAGTAGTAGACCAACTCAAGTGTTTCCCCCCACGGAGGGGGATTCTATTGGTAGAGCTACTGTTATCTGGGAAGTAGTGTTTGAAGATGGTAGTCTTTTCAGTGATGTTGCAGACTGCTGGGAAGGCAACACAGACGACACATTTTGCGTGTTTAACACCGCTACAGCAGCAACGAGGGCTGAAGGGCGTGCTTTAAGAAAAGCCCTTAGAATCAAGACTGTGGCCGCTGAAGAGATGACCAAGAAGAATACTGCTAGTATTGTACGCAGTATCAGCCAAGCTAAAGAGATGGCGAATACAGATGGTGAGTACAATGACTCATCAAGAATAACTGATCCGCAAGCTAGGTTTGTTGATGGCAAATGTAAACAGTTAAATATAGACGTAGAAGTATTTTTTAAGGAGATATTCAATGCGGATGTAAAGCGTAAAGTAACGAAGAGTCAGGCCAGCGATGCTATTCGCTTGTTGGGCGGTGATTATCAGAAAGACAAGAGTTTATATGCTAATTTCATGGGTTATAAACCTGATTGGAGAGACTAAATGAAGGTAAACTACCAAACTAAGAATGGTCGTCTAAGCGTTGAGCTTGAGGGCGACTCTCAAAAAGAGATTTTCGAACAAATTTCGCGGTTCCAAGAAGTATTTGAGGAAACTGCGTGCGTTAAATGCGGCTCTGAAAATATCCGCTTCGTTGTTAGAAATGTAGATGATAATCTATATTATGAGCTTCGTTGTGGAGATTGTGGGGCGAGGTTATCCTTTGGTTCTCATAAGAAGGGTGGTGGATTGTTCCCGAAACGTAAAGATGGCGACAATTGGTTGCCCGACCGTGGTTGGGTAAAATGGAACCCGGAGACTGAAAAGAACGAATAAAAGGGGATCTAAAAAAGAAGGGCGGGGCTTTCTGGCCCTGCCCTTTTTCTCTTAGGGTCTGCTGAAAAGGTCATAGATTTCACATCTATTCACCCTTCACGCAGGCCTTTTTTTTACTTTACAAGGAATCCCAAGGAAATATATCTGCTCCTTATAGGTACTCTAGAGTAAAATAAAGTCCGAAATCTGTTTTACTCCCAATGCTGTTTGGCGATGCACTCAAAGCAACATACCAGTCGTGACGATTAGCACGACAAGATTCACCAGATTTAGAAATGTAATTAAAGTGTGTGCCATCACCAGTTGCCATAGGGTCATCTGACGATGTATTTAAACCACTAGGTCCGGGTCCGGGAGTCATCACGTAATCCGCCATAGCAAACCCGTCAGAAAACTGTCCCCACTCATTATCGCCTGTAACACCTCTAAATTTGAGTGGCCCTTTGTTTGCATCAAAGTCTACACCAACAACTGGATGCGGATGTCTAATTTCGTAAACTTGAGTTACAACACCACTCGCATGGCTATCAATGCTCTGGCGGTCGAAAATTCTTAACTTGCAGTTCTGAACACGAACTGCGTCCGCATTTTCAAACCTAATATTTAGCGGTGCGGCAATATTTGGAACACCAGAAATTACGCTAGCTGATACCTCACCCTGAATATAGGCAGTTGTGTCAGTCGAATACTTTAAATTAGAGCATTTGATTCCAGAAGTTGTGCCATTTGCATCAGTAACATACGTAGAATCCTGATACTGGCTAACTGGGACAGAAATACCAAAGCCTCCACCAAAGAACCCTAGACCCGATCCAGCGTCACTATTGATAAGGTCTGGCTGATTTCCAGTGCCCTCTGTATAGATATTTTCGTTATTTGCGTGAAATGTTATTGTCGCCATATTTTTAATCTCCTTGTAAAGATTTACAGTGTATTATACACATAAAATTAGTTTAGAGTAAGTTTATACCTTCAATTGAAATAAATTGTTCGTTGGATTCTGCTATGTTTCTGAGATCGCCCCACGGAGTTGAATTTGAGTGGGAACCGCAAGCAAACCAAGTCATACTTATGTCATTATGAAAATGGAAGAAAATGTCATATGAACCATCGTCAGACTTGAGCAAATCGTGAATGGTATATTCGACGGTCTCAGTATCTTCAATAAACGCCAGCGATTCTGCTTGAGCGTTTGCCCCAGTAGAAACATTTTTTGGTCCGGGTTCGTTGGCAGCGATCCTGTTTATTTCCTCACCATTTCTTTTTATAAGGAACGGTTTGTCATCATATTGAATACTATTTTGCAGTCCAGCAGCGACAAAGTATCCATTGAAGCCCTCACCGGCACCAACAATTGGAGATATTGTAAAATTGGACGTAAAGCTACCAATTAGATCTCCAGTAGCTCTCGTTTGATTGACCGAAATACCAGATCCAAATCTTTCTACTGATAATCCAGTAACGGAACCCAACTCGCCCGTTCCTGTAACTCTTAAAACAATATCCTTTTCAAATATACCAACCGCATCGTCTATGGCGAACCCTGTGCCATAATTGGTCACAATTAATTTTGATGCGTGGCCCCAAACTTGCTCACCTTTAACGTCCTCCTCTTTAACCATTTCAACATGAGAAGAAGATGTAGGAATACCTAGTGTTTTTGCGTAGTATCTATAGGGCAATAATTTACCATTTCTTTTTGTGTCTACCAACCAATATTTATCATCCATCAATGGTGGCGAAGGAGTACTGGCACCCAAGTCTACCGTAGCATCTTTGAAAACAGTACTATCTGAGGGAAGTTTAATTGGATCATATGTTCTGTCATTTTGGTGAGCATCTCCAACTTCAGAGTCTATGTGCTTCTCCCACCTACTTGGGATTCTAATATCGGCACCACTAGCCTCTGGGAACTCGTAAGTTACGGTATCTAAAAGATCGCCATCACTACCTCTCAGATTTTTAAACTCATAAGACAGGTAATTTCTTGGAATAGGTTTACCTTGCCCCAATTCATTTGTTGGAATAGTCCCAGTTCCTCGATATTTGTCAAGCACAAAGTCTACACCCGGATTAAAGTGATGGACCGCAAAATACCTTGGGTCATAAAGAGTTTGATCCGCAGGGTGCCCCTGATAAATTCTAACACTGAGGTCTATAATGTTTTCTTGCTTATAACTTTCTATAAAGTTGCTGACGCCCCAAGTCTTGTTCTGTTGTGCGTAACCACCTTGAATGGTAAAGCTACCAGCGGCTCCTGCACCCATACCATACAGATTTCTTGTGGTGAATCCTATAGTTGTGTTTGCTTTAACCTTTAAGTTTGTTCCAATAATTCCAAAAGCTCCCGCACCCTTCCAATTCTCTTCTCCTGTTGCACCTTTCGCTGGATCTATTCTGTACGGATCACCGTTCAAGATAAATTCCTTAGTCCAAAACATTCCACCGTAGTCGATATTTTCTTCCCAATAGCTATACTCATGCAATTTGCTATAGTTTTTCTTGTGTAGTGTCCAAGCCCCCCATTTTAACGGACTATGAGCGGAGTTATTTCCGTTTTCATATCCAGCAAGATTACCCTTAGTATTTGGAAATTCACGATCAGGTGCATATGCAGAAATTGGCAAGTTTCTACTTACCGTAGATGTTGCTATTTCAGTAAATATGGTATAGGGAAAGCTTCTTGCTTGGCTAAAATTTGGGATACTCTGTTTTTCTACCCAATCTTTCACATCTTCCACATTCATTGGATTACCAATTTCAGAAAATGGAGTACTTAACCTTCCCATACCAAGATAAGCCTCTAGTTTCAGAGGTCTAAACATGATATTACCCGGACTTACAGGCTCAAAATCAAATGCACTCTGATCATTATTTCCATTTTCTAATTGTCTGGATAACCAAGCTCCTGCATTAACTTTACCCGGTATTGATGTTATAAAACTATTAAACATATCCCCAGTCCCAGTGGGATAAATATCATTGAACACGCCTATTGGCTTGATTGGGCTTCCATTCTTTCCATCTGGAGAAGCATTAAGCATAACATCTGCTGGCATACTTTTACGTTTGTTGGCGGCACCCATATAGAATATATTGGGTTGATACCTTTCGCTTCCTCTAGACCAACCGTTTTCCGTTACATCGTAAGACTTAAGTGGGTCTTCGGTTTGACCAAGTGCCCCAACGCTGGCGTCATTTCTATCCTCTATACCGTTCCCCGGATCAAAGGGATTACTCCCATCATCATTTTTTTCTGTAAAGTACTTTGATGCATCAATACTACCTGCCCCTGTTGCTACTATAGTAAAACTTCTAGAATCATCAGAGTCATATTCTTCTGTACCTTTATAACCATCGGGGAATACGCACCCAAAAAATGCACCGCAGTTTGCAGAGTTTCTGACTGTGTATTCAGAAGCCTCAAAAGGAATAACTTGACCCGCAGAATTAACGGTGGCAGAAGTAGAAGCAATTGAGCACGTGTCTGGGTGCGTGCCGATGGACCCTTGTTTTCCTCGTATTCCAAAAACTTTACTGTCTAGGTAATCAAATGATGTTTGCTGAAAATATGCAGGCCGATCACTCCACCGTTTATAGTTTTCAGTGTTGAACGGTTGAGTAAAATTGTATCCACCGTTGGGTGTTCTGCCAGTTACTTCATCACCGGGGAGATCGTATTTACGATACAAGTTTAAATATTTATCTTCTTCTCCAGCGGAAAGATAATAATTAACATGAAAGCCTAGCTCTGCATCTCTAGGGGTGACATCTACGTACCCTCGTCCATCATCCTCATCCTGAGGACGGTTTCCGTCAAAAATGGGTATACCCTTAAAGAAAAACTGACTGGATGTCATAGTGTAAGTAAATGGTCCCCATTTTCCAATACCTGTAGCAACCGGCGGTGCTGCTTCTTCTTCTTCACCTTGACCCAAGTCACTAACATGCCAAACACCGTCAATCTGCGTAAGCAAAACTTCTTCGCCTGATGGATATGTTTTTCTTGGATTAAAGTTGTAAACAGGAACAATTTGCTTGTTTGTATTGCCATCTGGACCACATCTTGTATCTGCTGTTTGTGCGTAGTTGGGCGACCACTGAAGGGGCATACTGTTCTGTGTTCTAATGAGCATACCAGAGCCGCGAGAAGGAATATAGCAATTTGCATTATCTTCTTCTTCTAGTGTTTCTTTAATATCATTACTTAAGAGATAGTCTAGTGTGGGAGCTTTTCCGGGTTTCAGTTGCGTAACAAGTTTACAAAACATGTTTACGTTTCCGCTTTGCCACTTCTTACTAACAGGATTCCATTGAAGATCTACCTCTCCAGCAGCCTGCCCAGTAACATCTTCTTGACTGTCAGATGTTCGCTCACCATCTGCTCCACCATTTGCACCTACAGCATCTCGCCTTGGTCCAACAAACGTCATTTCCTTCATAGTGATTGCTTTGCCAGTCTTTGCAATCATTGATTCGTCTTTGAGGTAAAGACTAAATGTAATATTCTCTGTTATCGGAGGACAGCCTTCTATAAGCCCATCATTCTGATTTATAAAGAATGTAGCGTCACCAGACCATTGCACTTTAGGGCTACCTTTGGCTGATTTAATTTCATTTAAGAGTGCGTATGAGCCAAAAGCCTGTTTCTTTTCTAGTCCGGGATGTGTGTCGGCTTCATTCAATGTCCAAGTTTCTCTTGGATAGTAATCATCGAAATGATTCATAAACTTGTTAAGTTGAATCAAGCTATACAGAGGGGTTATATCTTTTAATGGGGCATAATACTCATCAAGAGCAGCAGAGTCATCAGAGTCATCAGAGTCATCAGAGTCATCTGCATTAATGTCTTCGAGAAATTCAGCCGCTCGTTGGTCTGGGGTAGGAGGGTCGGGAGGGATGTACGGGTCTGCTGCACCGACATACAACGGCTTAACAGTAAACGGATCATCACCGTCAAGATAAACTCCAATAACCGGATTTTTTGAGCTTAATTTTAGGGCATCAATGGTTGACCGAATATCACCTATTCCTGCGGTTGTTTTCCCAGCATATGACCATATTTGACTATCTTCTCCACCCTCGTTAGAACCTAAACCTTTGAGATTTTGCTTTATGAATCTTCCAGCATTTTCAAGATCCAAGTTTGGTTTCCATCCGTACCAAGAAAATTCTGTAGTATTAGTTATACCCAAGAGGTTTTGTAGAGTTTTCTCAGGATCATCAAGTTTATCAGTTGGGCCAGAAGGAGCATTGATGTGCCGCCTATTTAGATATCTTCCTAAATTATCACGCTCATTCCACCACTCAAGTAAAGTTCCGGTAGTAAACGTGCCGAGTCCCAATTCAATAAAATATGGATGGTTAGTTTCAAATACATGAAAATCTGTTTCATCTTGGTTCTTCATTTCCTATTCCTATTCTTCTGGTGTGTGATTGTCTGAGTAGATCATGTAATTTGTAGATTTGGTTGTGTCCAACTCAGTACTTGGCAGCGATTTATGTGGTCCTCTAGAAAAAGCCCGAAAACTATCTACCATTCCAGCACGGTATTGTTCTGTCTCTTCTTTACGGAACAAATTTGCATCCCTTGTACTCTGTGCTCTTTCCAAATCTTTAGCATCGTTATATGCAACGCCTCCATTTGCACCCACAACTATAACTCCTTCAGATACTTCTTTTCCAAGCTCTCTATTGGCTTCAGTTTGTTGAGTAACACCATTGACTATCTCCAATACCTGTTGACCGCCAGCATTCATTACGGAATTTACGAGATCTGTACTGGTCGATCTTTTTCCTAATCCTCTTCTGATCGCACTGTTCTGCTCGTCTTTTAATTTTTGCCTTTCTCTTGCGATCTGACTAATTGCCATTTCTTTTTGTTTTGCAAGTTTACCCCATTTGGCAGTATAAAGATCCATCTTTACAGTTGTTTTGACTCCTCCTTGTGAGACATTAACACCTATAGAGGTAACTAGTGGACCTGCCTGCTTCAACGCTGAAGCCAAAGCAATTCCTGTTGGTGCATCTGGAATAGCAAATCCACCTCTCTCACTGAACAGCAAAAGACTATTTGAAAACTGTGCCTGTAAAGAGCCAGCCTCATTCATCAATTGATACCCTGCGAAATTCCAAGGGGCAAAATTCTCATCCTTGATAAATTCTACCTTACCTCCAATGTCTGCATACTTAACTCTTGGGTCGCCACTTGGGTTTAGTTTAGATGATGACAACCAAGGGCCATAACACCTTTCATGAGACATCATTGGTATAGCAACAATATCTGGGAATACAGGAGAAGGCTGAGTGTAACTTATTCTCACATTTGGATTGTTAGTTATACTGCCTGCGATAATTTTCTTACTTAATGATCTAGCTGAACTAATTTCTTCTAGGGAAAGTCTAAGCCAATCTTCCATTTTGCCCGGAATCCAATGCTCAGTTGAAACGGCTCCGAAACGTTCCGACGGCGAGTCGAGACCAGAGCCATCAGGGCCATAGTCAATGTCATCAGGGGCATCAGAGTTATCAGAGTCATCAATACCAAACAATTCGGGAAACTTGGTTAAATCTATATTTTCAGCACCTTGTAATCCATACTCTTTGCCTGCTTCTGTCGCTTCCTTCTTAGTAAGAAATACAGGTGGCGGTCCACAGGGAATCTTAGCTTCTCCGGGTTGTGGTATATTTGGCTTGCTAAACTGTGGAATTTGAACAGTGTCTTGAGTCATCAAATGCTTAAGTTGTAAAGCCTGATACTCTTGATTTTGCCCATCGTTCCATCTTGTATCAATGATACTCCTGACTCTTCCGGGAACTGTGACAAGTGCATAAACGTGTTTGTCGTCTAATTTCTCTATGTCACTATCGATGATCCAAGAGTCTGTGTTTTTTTCGTACACCCTTCTAAAGTCGTACCATTCCTCATTTTTTCCATCTACGCCTCCGTTTCTTGGTATAGAGAATAAAGGTAGGGCTTCTGGATAATCAAAAGTAATTTTAGGAGTACAATCTTCGTTTTTACCCTCAGTCTTTTTAGGTTCTGGAATACTAAGAGTAAAATCATACTCGTTAGCATAAACGTCTAAGTTATACTTTTTCAGTTTGGGCGGCATGTATAATTTTTCATCAATACTACATTTTACGAACGCCATAGAATCTGGCTGTCGCTCTTTCTTTCCCTGCTCTTCTTTTGTTTGAGCGAGAGCTTCAAATTTTAGTTTGTTATCAATATTGTTATTTGGTAACTCTTCAACAACATCTGGAACAAATTGACCGCCTTTGGTCATAACTTGCTGAACCATATCATTGGCACTAACGCCCGTAAAATCTAATACCTCACTATGATTATAGCGAGCATAGCACTGAACCCTTTTTGAATCACTCATCAGGTTGTTCATGTCAATTGGGCAAAGACCCTGCCGAATAGCTGGTGGCATACTCGACCAAGGAACACCCGCCCTCAAAGCCTGTAAAGCAGATACATTTACTCCAAATATGTTAAACCCAAAAAACCCACCTTGAGGTTCTGGTTTATAGTTCCATTCCCAACTTTCAGAGAATGGGTTGTAATTACCTTTTAGGGCACCTGTACGAGCAAGACTTGGATCTGATATTTTTCTTTCTCTTGTTAATTCTTTGTCGCTTTCATAATCTTGCAAGTAGTCAAGCCAAAGATTACTTGCGTTTCCAGCACTTAATCTGCTACCAATAGCTGAATTTAACCCTTCTACAAAACTAGGCATCCCCGTGCCGAAAGCAGGAAGTGTGTTGATGTCGTAAGAAAATTCTCCCAACGCTTTGGGATCTGATGATATTGGTCTTGGAGGAAATCCGAAAGGCCCGTTTTTAATGTTAGAGTTTGTAGTACCATCAAAAGTAGAAATCGTCTTAGAGTATCCTACGTTTGCGATCTTAGGAATTCTAACAAGAAACTTCTTACCTAAACATTCGTCGGCAATCTTTTTAACAAAGTTGTAAACCTTCTTTGCATTTTCTTCATGTTTTTTGGCTGTCTTCTCTATATTGAAAAGAAACTTACCCAATGGGCCATTCTCTAAGTTTTCAACGAAAGCGACAGATTCGTTGGAGGATCTGAGTGCAGCAGCCATCTTATCATAATTATCCATGATCTGCGTGTGTTCTGATAGCTGATCTATTAAAGCTCTATATCTCTTATTTTGAGACTTAAAATTGGGATCGCTCTTATTTTCTTCTGCAAGTTTGTTTATTTCGTTTCTAATAGCTTTCATTCTGTTGAAAAGAGTGTTCTTGGGCAACTTCAACAAAGGACTGTTTTTATTTTCAAAAGATTTTTTCAGATTAGCGGCATCTTTAACAATCCTAGTTTTGGCATTCACAATCTTACCAACGCCAGCTTCTACAATACCTATAGCTGTAGCACGACGATAATATAGAGGATATCCAAATGGTGGAGAACATGGACTCTGTGGATATCCAAACTCATCTACCGCTGGCTTGTCAGAGTGCCACACACATCTCGGAACAGTAACAGCATACTGTCTATTTTCTAACTCTTTGAGCACTTCGTCAATTTTTGTTTTTGCTGGACCTTCTTCGATAGTGTTAAAACCGGACCTTCCTCTAAAATCTTGTAAGACCCTGTTGATTTGATTTTGCTCAGAAGACAATGCAGATAGAAATGCCCTATGTTCTGAGGTGTCCTCGACGTAAGTCTCATTATAGGACAACAAGAAATCTTTCCACCTCTGGTATGAAATAAGTGCAGAACGCAACTCTAATTCAGTAGCAACATAATAATTGCCAACGCCATACGCATTTAGGTTTGTAGCATCCAAAAGAATCTGCTGATAAGAACCAAAACCTCTAGGAATTGAAACGGCATTATTTCCTAATAACCCATAGTAAGGCAGTATTTGCTGCTGCTCTTGAGCTTTCAAGTCCCACTGAAATTGTTGTAGCCAATCTCTGTTTGGAACATTATTGGCCTGAGATCCGGTCCATAATTCGTCCCTGTCTCTTTCGGAGTGGAAGAAATAAGTTTCTACTTCTTGGGCACCAACCACAAACTTATCAGTAGTAACATTAGACAATTCAAAACCAATATCTGAATTTTCTACATCGATTCCTCGATCCTGTAGTTCTTCTATGTACGATTTAATTGCACCGTATTGAGGTTGCTGAGTTTTATCTATAGCATCTAATCTAATGATTCCAGCAATAATGTTTTCTTTAGTGTCATTACTTACTTGATAATTATTGTAGTTAAAAAGAAACTTCGATGCAGGGTGATCTATAACAGGAAGTAAAGTAACGTATAATTCATGACTGATAATGTCACAGAGTTCTTGGGCCAAACTGAGAAGATCAATCTTGTCAAAGTCCATGTAGTATAACAGGGGAATTTTTTCTGTTGGGATACCCCCAAAGTCTACAACGTAATTAAAGCCTCTGAAATTAATTGTACCGCCAAATCCTGCATCTTTGTATTCTTGGGGTAAAAACCCATAATACTGGAACATAGCAGAAAGACCTTGAGATATTCTATACCAAGGCATACCTTTATCGCTACGTCGTGAAAAACCCTGACCAGTAATTGGAAAATACTCTGGCAAAGCATCTTGGTCAAACGGTATTTGACCGAAATAATATTGATCTTTAAGATTTACAAGAGGTCCGTCTTGTGGTTGAACCATCGCTGGATTTTTTGGCTCTACTTTTACCAAACCGTCTTCAGCATCCCAAGCTGCGTTTACACCAACGTATAAAACCTCGCCAGTTGTATTGTTTGTAAACTTGTCGATAACACCTATGCTTTGAGCTTGCGTGCTAAGTCGAGTAAAGAGAGATGTAGAAGGATCGTACTCTAAAAACCCATAGAGATTGATAAGATTTTTATAGTTGAAGGTAGTGTCTTGATAATTATTTAAAAGAACATCTACGTTTGACAGAATTTCTCTTGGGTCTGTGATAGAAACAGAGTATACTGGTTTCCCGCCCGGACCTTTGTTCTGAGTGTAACTCTGTAGGATGCCGCCAAAATTGAAATGGGCACGACCACGCCAAGACGTATCTATATCCCACAACAAACTTCTATCTTGAACGACATTGTTTATTCTGTCAACCAAGTGGTAGGGTGGTAATTCATCAAAGTCTTCTGCATCCCAAGAGGTCTCTGGGAACGTGTAGCCCCAAGCGTTGGGGGCAACTTTTGCAGGAAGAGTCTGAATTCCATAGAGATCGTCATATGTTTGTCGAAAAGCCTGTTCTATAGTAGCCGGATTTTTACCGAATTTAAAATACACAGGTGTACCAACAACCGGTGGCAAGAATTGATCGCTGATACCACTATGGTATGGATCATCTCCTTTACCCAATGGTTGACCATCCGAAATATTGTATTCATCATTAACAAGATTGATCGTCATGGAAGATGCGGTGTCGCCAAACCCAGCACTTAGATCAAAATCTCTAATAGATGCACCTAGAAAGGTCTGCTGTATAAAACCTTCGTTACCATAGTTTCCTGATGCTTGTACGTCGGCAGTCCAGCCTCCGGTAGAAAGCTCACCGCTCGCACCTTGAGGTAGGTTAAAATGTACAGGCCAATCTTTGTCATACTCGCCAGATGGCGGTATTATTCCGTAAACATTATCTCCAATCATAATTCCTTATCCTTGTTTGTAAACGTTTAAGTCTACTACTTTTCTATAAGACGACAAGAATGGTATGTTCAATGTTTCCCCCTGATCAGCTTCATCTGGCATGAGTTGGTGATGAATGTAATCATTAAAGATATTGAAATCTTCTCTTGCCAACATCTTTACCTCTTCTCCGTTAGAAAACTTAGATCCTTTGAGTGCCTCGTCCTGAGTGTAAGATTTTGTCAGTCTATCTTGACCCTCGGCTACCAACCAATGAATAACAGTTTTTTCTGGTGTTGGTCGGGCAATTTCGGGATTTACCTCGCTATTCCAGTGGAAGATGCCACTTTCCTGTGCGTTCATCGCCGGATTTTCAGGTGTATAACCAACAACGTCTGCTGGGTATGTCTTTATAATTCCAGAAGCCGCCCACCATTCATCGCTAAACTTATCTGGAAGTAAAGTAGCATCTTCGCCAGCAACAAAAGCAAATTCTGCCCCTGTGTCTGAGTTGGGATAAGGAAACGGTGCATTAATCCCAGACCCTCTAAATCCCGGAGCTTCGCTTCTTACTGAATGTAATTGCCTATTATCAAAAAACGCAGACTCTCCAGATGGTAAAACACCAGAGACCAACTGTACTTTTTGACCAGACGTAAGCGGCAACAATGGTCCCAATTTAGGATCATTATTGTAAAAGTCTGACCATTGAGGTTTTTCGGCATGTGTCATGGTTATCGGTCTAGCTCATACGTCCAAGAGATATTGAATGAATAAGTGCCCTCTTTAGGATTCCAGCTTTCAGAAGGTGGCGAAATGAAATACTTTCTAACTCCCGGCTCACCTTTGGGGCTAAGTTCCCCAAGAAGTTCTGCTATCTGACTAGCAGTGGGTTCTACCAAGCTAGGCTTTTTAAGTATTAAGGTTTTTCTATCTTTGCCATATGGAATTTTAGTGTAATCCAAAGTGAGGTTGATTGATACGTCTCTTTTGTACTCTGTTCGTCCTCCAATATATTGTAGAACAGGACCGGTTGGCCTACCAATAACTGGAATAATAGCAAATACGTCTCCCGGATATGTATCATTAACCTGAATACTCTCGGCAATCACACCAGAGATAATATTTGTTGGCCTATTGTTAAAGGCTAAACTATAAGTAATTTCTCCGTTGTATTGATTGGTTCCAAGACTAATTGATACGGGCTGAGAATTTAATGCGACAGCAACAAGGTTATTAGCACGCCTGTATACGTCACTAGTCAGTCCAAATTGACCACTGTTAGATATTTGATTATATTTTCTAAGAGCATTAGCATAAGCACCGCTTGCTGCATTTAGGGATGGGTCTCCAAAACCAGAAGGAGAAATACCTCTTAAGCCCTTAATGTTTCCATCAATATTAACAGATACAAAAGGATCGGTGTTTGACGTAGCGGTGGTCATACTAAACGTTTCATTAGCAGTACCGCTACTTAAAACCCAGCTTTCAGATACAGAATAAGTACCTTCAGTAACTCCGACTTGCTCAGTTCTTATGTGGTTATAGCCGCCGTAAGAATCTACTAAGTTTACAGTCCCAGAACCTATTTGTCCTGCAACATTTGGGTAAGGTATTCCACTTCCACTATAACCCAATCTCTTAGTGACAAAATTCTTTGCCTGCTCCCAAGCAGGACGATTAATCGTGTTAGAAGGATCTTGATTATAATTGTAATCTAAACCGTCTGGGCCGTAAACGGTTTTACCTGTGGCATTTAAATTATGCGTAATTCTGTACGTTATTGGATTATCGGGACTTTCTCCACCAGCCTCGTCTGCCTCTAAGCTCCAATCTTCACTATAGGTTTCAATAAAAGCTGTGTCTTCATCGTCTAGCAACGTTTGAATTGTTGTTGCCGTACTTCTTACGTCGAGACTGCTATTGGCAAAAGTGCCCTCTAAATCTACGGGTAATTGATCGTCATCAAAATTACCTCTCAGGAGGTAGTCTGCCTCTAAGACGATAGTATATTCAGATTTTGTAATATACGGCCCCTCTGTGAAATCGACACTTACAGTTCTGGGGTAACAAACAACTGTAGCACCGGCATTGTCTAAAACATCAGAGAGTTCTACTCGTTGACCATCTTGAGCAAATAGTGCCCTAAGAGCACGTTGCTTGCTAATAATAGCAGAAGCAGGCTTGGTGTTTTGAGCGATTGTGGGATTGGAACCTTCTACGATCTGCTGTCTAGGCGGCTTGTCCCTAGCAGATAAAGCGACATCATCAAAAAGACCGTATGGGCCTATGAAACTGCCGCCTGCCTCTCCTATTGGGTCACCACCACCGAAAAACCCAAAAGGTTCATCTGTAGCAGAATTTAAAGCATAGGGTGTGCCATGCTCTGGAAGTAACGTACCCGTCAGCGTGATAGTATAAGTAGCACCAAAGGTGCCTTGCTTATTTTTTAATACAGCCTCAGAGATTTGTATAAACGGTGTTGGTCGTATGGAACAAATCTGCGTTGAGTCGTTTTTATAGTGTACTTTTATAGGCATTTAGAAACCTCTTATCCTTAAATCAAGAGAGTCTGTAGTTGCAGTGCTCCCCATGACTAAATTTAATGAACTTGGGAGTGGACCACTCGGTGCTGATATATTCAAGAACAATCCACTTTGATCTATCCCATCGGCAGAAGCAATCCCACTTACGCCAAAACTGTTCAGTCCTAAAGTATTATACACATTTGCACTGCTTGCCCCCAACATAGAAAGATTCATGTTTCCAGACTCTAATACTGGTCTGCCAGAAGCAACTAGATTCATAGAACCATCTTCTGGAGTTCCAAATAGTATCTTTAGATCAAGCTCTTTTACGTATGGTCTGTGTACCACAAAACCATTTCTGGAGGGGTCAAAACCAGAAACTTCCAAGAAAATGTCACCATTTTGATTGCTAAATATAATTCCTGAAACCTTGTATTCAATTGGGTCGCCAGAAACGTTTTGGTATACCCTAGTTTCCAATCTATCCATACTTTCTTTTGGTTTTTTATTGCCAAATACGTGAGAATCTATCCATCCGCCGCTGTTTGGAATGGCTGGAATTTGCTCTCTGAGCATAGCGTCAAAGGTATATGCAGATCCAGCATTTGCAAGCCCACTCGTTGGGTGATTGCCGCTTGTAGGCCAATCATGATGTGGAGATCCAATTGCCAGTGTGTAATCACTATCACCACGGAAAGAGCGATAAATGGCTACAGATTTTCCAAAGTTGTCGTTATCAGATCCACTAGCAGTTAGAATGAAGCCTCCAAGTCCATCATCATCAATATCTGTTTGAACTCTTTCTTGGTATCCTGCTGCGTACAGTTTCTCAGCAAATTGCCACTCTTGTGTTCTAGCTCCAAAGTCTACTAATTCATTTCTGTAGTTGTAGACAGCACCACCATTTAGGATCATAAGACCGCTATTATTGTTGAACTGGTCTACACGGATACCAGAATCGGCTAAGTCATAGAAGGAATGAGACGGAATATCATATTCGCCGTTAAAGGACTTTCTTTGGAAAGCTGTACTTAAACCGCTTCCATTGTATGCGACCGCACCACTGTAGATATGATGATGTAAAGTGGCGAAATCATGATTGGGAGCACCGATTGCTGCCATGTCACAATCTATAGAAACAGAGAATCCAAATCTATCGCCTCTTCTTCCATATTCAAGAATAAAGCTAGGATCTACAATTTGGTGTGGACCACGTTCCGCTTCCAGAACCTCAATTGGGCTTGGGGAGAAATCATAAAGTCCGACATTTACATTCTCTGGCTTAATCTTGGCACCAAATTCCCAAGGTAAGCCTTCTGCAATTACATTTCTGCCGTTGTCTGTATTGTTGTATACAAATACAGCACCAGCACCACCATCTGCACCAATCTTGGCTCCAGACCCAGCTTCTCCATTTTGAATCTCATGCCACTGGACAACTCCACTAATCCCGCTAACCGCTGTTTCAGCAGAAAATGCGTTATAAGGAGCACCAACAATTAACTTACCGTCATTGATCTGAATAGAGTGACCGAACAAGTCGCCCGGACATCCAGAATTAAATATGTCATAATCTAGATAATCTGTGTTTTCTATCCTCATCAATTCTGTCATGCCGCCACCAATACCGGCATCAACAATAAAGTCTTTATCTGTATTTTCATTAAGATCTAAAAGCAGATCATAATCTTGATAGATACCACCTTGGTAGTTTACAATATCTAGGAAATCACCGCTAAATCTTGGATAAATACCATAAGTTCCAAGTACGTCGTTGTTAAAGAACTCTTCTTTTCTAGCCTGTACCTTTAATGGGACTTTAATTTCTTCTGGTCTGGTTAATATGGTTGGATCATAAGAATCTTCATCATCTGAATAAAGACCCAAACTACCTGTCACACCATTTCCACCCCAAAGTCGGCTTGGACAAAGGGTGTCAGCACCAATAGGTGATCCACTTATGGCAACATATTTAGCTGTACTGCCACGCTCAGGAGCACGTATCTTCTGTGTAAATTCCCAATTCTTTCCAGCGACAGTATTTCTAGGGATACCAAGATCAAGCCCTTCAGCCTGACCCTGCGGAGAACCGGCCCCACCGCCAAATCCTACGCTGCCATCTCTTGACTCTTCTGGACTAGGTGGATACAAGTTTCTAACAAAACTCTGATTACCCTGAGTAGCAGCCGCCCTATAGTGAGAGCATTGCCCCTGTAACAAAGTAGAGTCTGAAATCAGAATAATCTTTGATCTTCTAGATCCATTTGTGAACGAACTAAAGTTCTCAAACTCTTCTGCTACAATAACTGGACCATCTTCTATTTCTTTCTGTGCCCAATTCACAGAAGCGTCTAAACAATCAGGATCATCAAACTGAATGTCTCCACGGTATAGTTCGCTCTTATGTTTTACGGGTCTTGATTCGCCCGGAATGTATCCGCTCTGAGCGGGGTTAACAATGTACATACAATTAACTGGAACAGGAGGACCATCTGGTACAAGTCCACTACTCGTAGTTGTAGCAATTGTAGTTATTACTTCAAGTGGTGCCCCTGATACTGAGAGAATACGAGGTGTTGAAGGTGGCAGAGGAATACCAGATAATAACTGAGAATCTATAAAGTTAGACCATTTATTTGTATTAAATTGTAATTCTAGCTCAGTTATACTCTGTTCTTCATTGGTTCTAAAATCGAAGACAAACTGAGAGGGAGTAAAAGTAGCAGTCTTATTCAACTCTGCAAGAGTTCCACATGAATCAAAACTTGAGGGTATTGTGCCAAAATTGCCCTCTCTTTGTATATCAGTAGGTGTATCTAAGCATATTCCAAATTCTTCAAACTTAGTTTCAGAAACCCAGTTGACCCAAACCCTGTATCCAGATCCCGGCTCGATTGGGAATTTAACAGAAGCGTTTCCATCAATCGTCCAGTTGTTTCTGCTAGCGTACTCTTTGTATGTCTGAATGACAGGATCATTGAAAGATACTATTCTTTCAAAATCTGCTCCTCCAGAAAGCGGCACAATAAACCTCTTATCCCCACCACCAAATTCAATACTTGTCTTTTCACTAAATTCAATTCCACTCAAGCTAGTAGCAAATTGATAGTTAGGGGATGTCCATGTATATCCATCATCACAACCGCTAACGCTATCGGTTGCATAATTAACAATCTGACTGGAAGTTTCTCCACCGTAAGTTTTTATCACTGATTGTCTATGATATTCATCTTGTTTTGGTAGGAACATTGGCCTACTGGTGACATTAAGTCCGCTACAGAGATAATCAATTCTATCAGCAGTTTCTTGTGTATATTCTTCATTATCCGCATTATACGTAATAATAAGTTTCTTTTCACCAATATTTAACCAACTGTTCAAATTTGCGAAGTCACTGCTTGATGGTTTTCCAGACGGAAACGCAAGCCAAACAAAATCTAGCTGATCGTTCAACGCAGTTATTGGTTGATTTTCTCTAAAGAATCCGCCAGCAAGCAATAATTCAATATTTATTTTATTACCGAGACTATGATCTGTTGATGAACCATCATAGTTGTAAGCACTGTTTAAGGAAGATCTTCCTGTGAATCCATTAATTTGAATACCTTTAGCAACCTCATCACAGTCCTTGCGAATCATATTGAGATAGAATTCTGTATTCTTATCATCATTATTGGTTGGGTGCGTGATACCTCTACTGGCATCATCTTCGGGCCATTGACTTGCTAAGATATAGACTCTGGAGTTATTGAGAGTTCCATCGGATTTTTTACCAGATTCAACAAGTGCAAAAATATGATCTGGATAGACGGTTTCTGTAACTGTTCTCTCAGATGTAGTTGTTGACCCCGCAGCTTGCAAGATTCCATCTCGACCATTAAGGGCGTCTGGATCAAACGTGTCTCCACCAAATGTGAACTCGTTGAATAATCCAGATATAGATGAATCGGTGTCCCCTTGAATAGAGAAAGCAATCTCGTCTTCATTAACTTCTGCCAAAGAAATATCTATTTCGTTTTTAGATTTAACTCTGTACCTGTAACGCTGTTCGTAATCGCACTGAAGTCCAGAAGTCGCTGGTTCAAACCAGTGAGTATCAGGTAGATGTTCAGCAGTCGTCAAAACTGGTGTTGGTGACTGATCTTCCTTGAGGAATAACGGTTGTGGTGTCTCATCACAGACAGGAGTAAGGTTATCGAACAAGAAGGGCCAGTTTCTCTGGTATCGAACAACTTTACATGATTTAGGTGTGGTCAAAACACAAGAGTCATTCCATTCAGCACGTAAATCTCCACGATTACCATCTAGTGGGAACTCGTACTTTGTATTGATGATCTGCGATGGTCCATTGCAACTCGCCCCCTCTGGACAATCAATTGTAGAAAAGTAGTCTTCTAGACCGTCTCTGGATAAGTCTATTCGAATGTCGCCAACACCCTTGACATAATATTTACCGTTAGACTCAATTGTTCTGGCAGTAGAGTATGCTGGCAAGAATGATGCGGTTGCATTGTACTTATTATCATTTAAATCTTGCTGACTAACACATCCTTGCATCGAGTAGCTTTGATCTTTAGCGGCTTGAATCCGCATCCTAGAACCTAACTTTTCTAGGATTTTGTTGATGATATCATTGGACTCTTTGTATAGTCCATTTTCTTCCCATACTGGGTCGTTACCGACCAAGACAAGATTTCTATCGCCAAGCTCCAGCCAATCTTTTATGTTGTCGATAATCTCATCGCTGACAGCATCAATTTCTGGCGTAATAATAAACGCAAGACCGGCCTCTTGAGGAATCTCAATTTCCGAGAAGCTCATTCTTCTCCAGTCTTTACCTTGGTAGTCTGAAAATCCGGTAGATCCAGAACCAAAGATTAAAGGCCAGTTGCTTTCATCATAGTATCCAGCGTCTCTTTCTTCATTATGAGTTGATCTATCTAAGTTTCCGAAGCGGCCAAGTTCTACAACCTCGTTATGTGGGAAGTGTTTTCTATTGTGGAACATTCTTACCGCACCAGCGTTATGATAAGAAGCCCAAGACTTAACAGTATCGCCCCAAACATTAATGTCTTCAAATTCGTTGAAGGAGTCTGTAGGTGCCCCAAATGCTACAATCTCACCATTTTCGTCTACAGAGCAACTCCAGCCCATTCTTGATGTTCCCGCAAACTCGTCGATGAGGAACTTTCTTGTTCCGACATATCTAACATCATTGTGGCCGTACTCAAACGTCAACTGATATGGTTCTGGGAGTGAAGAGCCCCAGAACATAACATCATTTCGATATTCAAATCTGTCTGGAGATTTAATATAATCATAAGTAGCTGTCTTAGCAATTACTGCACCAGAAGCACCCTCTACAGAATCATAGTATTCTACGGCGTAATTAAATGGACTTCCTTTGGAGACAAGCCATCTTCTAAGATTGTCGTATACCTTTTGAATCTCCGATTCGCTTCTTTCGTAAATCTTACATGGGTTGTTATTCCAAGGAGATCCAACTGCTAATACTTCTGAATTTTTACTTAGAGCAACTGAGTGACCAAAACGATCATTATAAGTTTTGGCATATCCAGCACCAAACATACTTTCTGGGTTATCAAAAAGTTCAGATTCGTCATTAGGTGAAACAATAACTTGGATGCAGTTAAAATTATCACGCTCTTTTTCAAACAGGTAAACTCTACCTCCAGATGCAGGAGGAACTTGGAACTCAGTAACAACTGATCCGTGAGTATTGCCCCATATTTGACCAACACCGCTAGTAATAAAGTTTCTATTTAAAGTAGTATTAGTAAATGTTGTTGATAAGCGACCACTATCAAAAGTGTCCTGCATTAACTCGACAGATGTATCTGCCCAGTCTTCAGATCTACCTATGACTGTATGTAAGTGACCGCTTTGCTGAATGCCTTGAACAAGGTCAGTAACACCACTAGCAAATGAGTGCTTCTCATAAAAATCTTGGAATTCATCGTATATATTGTAAACTGTACCGTTTTCATCGGCATATTGTAAAGCTCCAGCAGTAGACCCTGTCTGCTCTTTGAACATACCAATAATAGCTGGAATACCGCTGTAAGCAGCAGCATTTGGATTACCACTTGGGAAGGCTGTAAAGAATCCATCTAGAACACCACTGAGCATCTGGTTGAATACAACGGGCTGACCAGAAGCAACAAAATCAGCGAGAGTTCCTGATCCACCAAGTACGTCAGAACCAACCTCAGTTAGCAGATCAAGATCGTCTAGTCTAGGAATGTATCTATGTGTAAACCAATCAGACTCATCGGTAGGAATATTAGGATAGTCCCTATTGGAATAGGTTAATTGGAAGACAAGTAGATTTGGCTTAATTTCTGCATACCACTCGTCTGGTCCAGCGTTCCAAGGTGCTGAGAAGTATTTCCAAAGAATATTAAATTTACCAGCCGAAGCAGCAACATCTTGTAGCTTAGTCTTGTTGTATGCAAACAAGTCAGCAAAAATCATTCCCGCAGCAGGAACACCGGAAGTTACAAGATCGTCAAACTCTCTTGACCACTTAGCACGAGGTGCTCCAACGGCAACAACTTCTCTGTCACCACTGGCCGACAATGATAATGATTCACCGAACTGTCTACCTTCTTGACCAATCTGCCACTTGTTTCCAGAGATAGAAAAATCACCAAATGATAACAGACTATCTGTTGTTCTCTGGATATAATCTTTTCTAAAGCCAGATGGTAGCATCAATTGCTCTTCCAAGACCCAATCTGCTTTCTTGCCAGCCTCGTCTTGTCCTCTTCGATACAAGAATACAGCACCCGCACCGCTGACTTCTATGTTACCAAAGCCACCACCAGATGGATAAACGCCATAATCAGGAATTGTGATGTTAGGTGCGGCAACAGCCATAATGTCTTCACTGACAGCAACGTTTTGACCAAATTTGTCACCAATGTTTCTGCCAGACGCAACGATCAAGTCAGAGTCAGAGTAAAGGTTTGCAGAAGGTGGAACGCCACCAGCATCATCACCAATAAGTTTGACACCAGAGAATACAATATTTCCATCGCAGTCCTCTGTACAGCATCCGCTACCGTCTGCATACCAAGCTGGACCGCACATTCCATATCCCCATTCCTCAAACGTCCTTGGGACAGGAATAGCTGCGGTAGAGCCGGTAACAATACTCATGGTCGCGAAGTACGGAGTAGAAGGAAGAAGCTGAGTGTACTTCCTTATTCCATAGTAATTTCCGCTGTATCCTAAGCCGCCCTCAAAGTTGATCGCACCAGAATTTGTGTAGGTAGCTTTGGCTCGGAATATTCCACCTTCGTTGCATGTCTCTTCTCTCCAAACAATACAGTCTGTTTCGAGTGCGGCATCAACCGCTTTACTTGGGCTGTCCCCTGTGCAAGATCCATAACCTATTAAGTCTACGCCTCTAATCTCATTATCTGCGGACAGAACGGCATAAGAGTTATCTTCGAGTTCAATTCCGGTCCCATAGTTATTATTGTGCCACAATGCAAATGCAGATCCAGTGCCTTTAGATCCTACATTGTAACTCGCCGTAACGAGATTAACTGTGTTTGTCAGTAAAGATTCTACTAATGGGTTATGAAGATACAGATTCATGTCTGTATCAATTATGTTTGGAGCATTAATATACAACGGCATAGTAGACGTTGTTCGTGAATCCAGAATCTGGTTTCTTCCAAACATGCTCAGATTAATAAATCCACTTGCAGCAGTCTCTTGTGTGTTCCCAATAGACTTATTATATAAGTACATTGGAATTGATCGGTATATACTACTTCTGTCACCAAGAGATGCGGACATGTTCAGATTGAGGAATGGACCCTCTGGGCTTTCACCGAAATCTACATTATAGACAGTAAGAGGAAGACCAAAGATATTCCCGCTGCCATAGTTTGGAGAGTTTGGATCTGAAGTATCTGGATTTGCATCTAAGGAATTATCTAGTGATCCGAGGGTAATTGGCAAAGCAAGTGGCATACTTCCAGAAGCTATATCTGGAATTTGACCACTGACATATAGATTGAATGAGATGTCGCCAGACTGTGGCGGCATGAACAAGTTAAGTGCTTTACTACGAGGGAAAGCACCACTAACATTGAGATGGAAACCAGAAGGAAGCCCTTCTGAAATAACATCATAATCAAAAGGAACCTGAATAGTAAGATCTAAACTATCGTTAGTTTCCCTTGGGAATCCACCAATGTTCATATTCAGAGTATTGGACGCAGGATAAGCACCACTAGAGTACAAATTAAATGTACCACTATTAGCAGTCTTGCAAACGTTGACATCCTGCATCCTTACGTGTGAAGAGTGCATCTCAATTCTAGAATCAAACGCTGGCCCAGATGGGTAAACCAAGTCATACTGAACAAACATTTGATTTACATCGTCTTTGAAATATCTTTCTGAGAAGTCTTTTAATCTTGGTTCTTCGGGGAAGACAGTCCAAGCGTCAGTTTCTTCACAGATAGAATCGTAATCAAAAACGGAGTCAAGTTTGATTAGACAACTAGACGGTTCGATGTAGTGAGTTTTACGGTTTACAAGTCCCCAGTTTGGTTCGTCTGAAGTCCAGTATGGCTCCTGCTTCTTGGTGTAAAGACTGACGATCATCTGAGGTCCAGAAGGCATGATGTCAGTACATGCTTCCCACTCTATGTTCGCACCGGTCTTATGCTCAAGAACAGTCTCAACAACGAGGGCACGTTCAGAGAATTTGTATCCGACTGGTAGGCTTTTAGTTATTCTTCTATTTACAGCATAGAATGAATCTTCAACGTCTGACAAATGGAAACGTAGGAAATCGTTTTCCATCTGTGTATGATATGCAACACCACTGTCTACATTAGATAATAATGGTAAGTCATTATTTTGTGAGTAACCAGAACCATGATGACTTAACTCAAAGATAATATGCTCTGCGTTTGGACGTTTTTGCCACTGGTCAAAACCAAATCCAAACTGACACCACTTAAAATCACCGATAGCCCAATCGTTGTAAGTATCTTCGTTTACTCTGTCCCAAAGTTTGTATCTATCATTAGTATAAGACTCATCGGGGTCAAAGAACTTAGCACGACTATTTTCTAAAAATACATCTGCGTTAACGCCCTTATAAGTTTTATCTGCACCAGACGCTACAATGTTCGTACCAAATCCGTACAGCGTATCAACGCCAGAGCTATAGGTGGAAACACCAAACTCACTGAGCAGAATATTCATACCCACGCCAGAGCCAGCAGAATATCCTAAGACAATATTTGCATCGTTTGCATTTTTATGGAACGGAGAAGATGTAGCTCTCAGTACATCAAAGTCAGATCCACCAAATTCATTATCAGTGTAAAGTCTAAGTCTATGGTTGCCATTATCATTATATGTAAGAATAGTATTTAATGGGAATTGATAACCACTATACTTGATAGTATCTTTGACTTTTATAATATCACCGTTGACATCTTGGGCGTAACCACAAAGGAATCCATCCTCATAACCGAGGGCAAAGTCCATGTCTTCAGCAGTGACCCACTTAGATACAATAACACCACTGTCAAACAGGTTGTAGCCTACTCCAGAAACGTTTGCGTCTGGTGTGAATCTAGTGAAGATAGCAAAACCGCCAGACACATCAACAGGGCCAAAGTTAATATTCTGACCACCAACCTCACCACTAATTCTAATGACTCTATCAAATGCGTCGGCAATCTTTCCATACAATGGGTTGCCAACAAAGGTTGTAGAACCATTGGATAGAGATGTCCAGTCAGTAGTGGTATAGTTACCACTGTATCCCGGAAGTTGATCGTTAAATAGTGTACCGCTTGCAAATCTCCAACCAATATTATGGTAAATTTCTGGGTCGGTCAAGCACAGACCGCTGAGAGTGCCCAAACCACTAGGAGAGGATGACCCCATATCAACAGACAATACATATCTATTTTCTGGCCCAAAAGAATCAAACTTGTAGTAACCTGACAAGAATGGGTAGTCTATGGTTGGATTTTCAAAACCAAAACTGAAGGAATCTAAATCGTATGGTCCACGAACTGTACCCTCTGAACCTCGCCATCTTCTAGAGTAGTTTGTTTTGATTGTATCAGGCGAACTATAGGCATGGGGAAGACCTGCGATGGCAGAAATTGGTTGATATCCAGAACCAGCGTTCAGTATGTCGTCATAAGATTCCATACCCGATGGGAACAATGCACCTTCTGATCTACCAGCCTGAGCCTTACCTATCTTCTCACCGCCTTGAGTGTAGATGTTGAGACCGTCTGCTGGTGCATATCTGGCACAAAGTTCTATGTATGCAATAGAAGCACCACTAGGAAGTGGATAAATGTCTAAGTATAAATGTTCCAATAGTGAGCTTAGACTATAATCTCTAGATACTCCATGTCTTATATCATCATCAAGAATAATCAAGGGTACTTCATAAAGTTGGAAGTCAGTAGTATTAACCACTGGGTACTGGGCCAATTTATAATGATCATTCCCGCTCGCCTCAAAGTAGGCACCTCTCTCAGATAACCCAGCACCACCCATTGTCCAGTCTGAGTTGTCGCCGTAGAATCCTGATATGATGGGATGTTGCCCAACATGAGGAACGAATGTATCGTTGAGGAATACACCTGATGGATCTTGAATAAATCCTCCAGACGAGCTTGTTACATTCAGCAACTTGTCGTCGCTGTAACCAACAACATCAAGTATATAGTCTCTGGTGCCCACTTCTTTTTTAGCCAGAACCTTGAGTGTTAAAGATTCTACATTAAAGTAAGGCGAGTCTTCTTGTATCTCTTCTGTGCGTTTTTCAACATTAAATGCACCGCTAGGCGAGAACCAGATGTCTTTAGTGCCTTGGTCAAATGCAAAGTCAAAATCACCCGGAGTAATTTCGTCTACTTTTGATCTTCCATGCTTAAACTTCAGTATGAGCTTACCAGAGTCAGAAACATCTCCACCCTCTGCGGTTTGCAGTTTGATGTAGTGATCACTATTTTGAACATGAAGGATGTTAATAAGCTCCTGTGCTCCGCACACATCTTCATTTGTTACACTAAGAGTGTCGTTTTCCCATATGTTATTATTTACCGCTGGATATATTGTAGTGTCATATGTATTGAGGGGCATAAAGTTGGGCTTGATGCGTCTCTCAAGACGCCTACCCTTGTCCCTAACAGCCATTTGGAGTGGGAGATAGTCTTCTGGTCTTGGTCCGAATCCACCGCTATTACAAATCTCAACAGCAGAGATTCTAAAACCTCTTGTTGGATTGATAAATCGAACTTCTTGAGTTGATAAAGGTTGACCATCTAGGGCAAGGTAGTTATTTCCACTAGCATAGAACGTTTCGGGAATAATGTAGTTATCTTCAAAACCCTCATCAAAACCCTCTGTAAATGGATCATCTAAAGAAACGGCACGGACACTAAAAGACAGTTGATATCCAACATCTTCGTGCATATGGGGAAAGCCGCGTCTTTGCCAGTCGTACTTATCTGATATAGCATTTAATTCTGGCAAAGAAGAGTATGTTGAAAAGTTTTCATACTCGTCGTTAGAATCGCCCTTTATCTGTATGTCATTATATTTTACAATTAAGTCCCCAGAAGGGTCGGAAAGTCGAATATTGTATAATGTATAAAGAGGAGCAGTCTTAGACTCTAGGTTTGATAATGGTGCGGATACGCGAATTTTAAACGCAGAATGATCTGGCCTAACATTTAAACTTGTTAAGTTGCAGTTATATTGAAAGAGCCCTTCTGTATGTATTGTATTCGGCTCAATATATGAATTGAGATCATCTGATAGATTGTTAGAGTCGCCACCATCTTTTGCTAAACCTTCATAAACACCTTCATCAATGTAGGACCAAAGATTACCGGATTGATTGTGTAGGGCAATAAACGACCCGAACCCGTCTGTAACGGGAAGGTCGCCAGAAGGATACAGCTTACTCTGACAGTAGAAGTCGCCAAAGTCTCCAGCTATCTTGTCTACTGTGTTATCAAAATCGCCCTCACCAACAACCTGATGCGAAATAGAATAGTCGGTAATGAGGTCTTCGTCAATCTCTCCATCGCCCTCGATGGACATTAAAGGAAATGGTATCTCGACTGATAATAATCTAGATAGCTCGCCCTCGCCCTCTAGCGAGATATTTCCATTACCAAATGACTTCGCTATAGTTGCATTTGGAAGAGTTGGATGACCTATACCACTGGCAACTACGCTATCAATTTGGGCGGTGGTAAGATCAATACCTCCATCATAGAAGATTAATGCGGAACCATCAGAATATGTATTTATGACACTTGTTGTCTCTGTAAACGATGTGTCACCCGCTAGGCCAGAGATTGTTACTTCCCATCCAGCCTCTACAAATTCACAGTTTTCTGGATCAGAACATCCATCAATGGTAAAATACGGACCAGATCCACCCAATACCGTGTCAAAATTTACGGTAAGAGTTTCACCCGGAGAAGCAATTTTAGAATCGTTCTCAAGAGTGGCAAAAAGTGCCCCCTCATTTAAACCAAGAAATGCATCGACTTCTCCACCACCGGGACAGGTAACAGATGTGCCTTTGATGCACGAACATTCAAGACCTTTTAAGAATGGTTCCGACATTTATTTATCCTAAAGTATAGAGTCATTCTTGACCAAATCACCAGAATTATTTGCTTTGTATTTTTGAATCTCATTTCCCACTTCGGTCAACAGTCCGTCCTTGATATCATCTTTCAAGGTTTCAAGGAATGATGCACCATTGAAGTTAACATTAATATTTGTTGGATCTAAGGCCACATTAAATTTAGTGTTTACCAATTTTTGTACCGTTTCTGCAAATCCTGAGAAAATATTTGTTAAACCCGGAAGTGCGTTAGTAAACACTTCAGTAATTCCATCTACAAAACCGCCATCGTTATAGTATCTAACACTACCACCTCCACTCAAAGCACCCGGAGCACTTGCTCCACCACCAGTATTCATTGACCTTAAAATTTGTAAGTTATTACCACGATTAACTGCCGCACGATTAACAACAAATTCTCCCGGCGTTAACATGGCTGGAACCGTATCTGTTCCACGAGGAACGAACATTCCCCTATTTGCATAAACAACTCCACCTCTCGCTAAACCCTGTGCTGACTGAGCACGTTGAGCATCTGCCAGCGTACTGTCAA